GAAGGCACGGAGATGTTATACAACGGCTCCCCACCGAACGCGCCACCGAACCAGGTGTTAGCGGTTTGTTCTTGGATCAGGTGATTGCCGATTTCCTTGATTTCCTTGTCGTTGGGTGCACGCTTGGTGTTGTCCTGAAACTGGGCCAAGGCACCTTGCAGCGCCCCGGTGAAGTTGTAGTATGAATCCGCGTCTTGCTTTTTGTCGATCCCGGCGAAGGACGCGTCTTGTTTGAGGATGCCGATAGCGTGACCAACCCGCGGGTCCTGGGCGGACTGGAGAACGGCCGAGCGCTGGAGGGATAGGAGTTGGTTGCGCTGGGCCAGAGGGATGTTCTCTTTCCAGATGTCCGTGTTCATAAACGCATTGCGATCACCGGTTGGGCCGGCCATGCCTAGAAGGGTTGTATAACGCTTTTGGTTTTCATCGGTTGGTTCAATCCGCTTGCCCGCCGCGATATCCCGAAGGATCCCTCGGAACCGATCTTGATCAGTCGGCTGCATCCGGTCCCAGGCTGCGGAGGTGGCTGGGTCGACGGATTTCAGTTCATCCACAGACCGCGGATGAAACCCTTCCGCGTTGGTGTGTTGGAGAGCGTTGGTCAAGGTCTGCTTGTCTTGGAACTCCTGACTGCGTTCGACAGTCATTTGGTGCCCAAACTGGGTTTGGATAGTCTTCCTCACCGCATCCTTAAAAAACGGATCGGTGATGTTGTTGTCTTTCATCGTTTGATCGGCCTGGGCTTCGGCCTTGTCGATGTAGTATTGTTCTGGTTGGTCGCGTTCTTTGCCATCCCGGCGATTGGCGAGGACCTGGTCGGTGATGATTCGGGAGCCCTGGTCTCGAAACCGAGTGTTGATGGTTGCTTGGAGTTTTAGCGAATCATTGTCTGTGATCGACCCATCCTTGGTTCCGCTATCCAACATCCTCTGCGCGGCGATAGCGTTTGTCTTGGCGATGCCTTCGATACGATGAGCATACGAGGTCGAGATGGATTCTTGTTTGGTTTCATCCACCTTCTGGGGAGACCAGCCGGACCGGGAACCCATATCCTCGATCGCAGCGGACTTGGCAGCGATACCGCGCTTGAAGGCGATTTCGTCTTGGGGGTTGTCGCCAATGTGATTGTCGATGGCCTGGATCCGCGATTGATCTGCTTGATTGGCAGCCACATTCTGCTGTTGCCCAGCGTGCCCGGCTGCGTTGAAGATATTCCGCGCCATGAAGGATAGGGAGGAGCCGTCGTACATCCTCGCTGCGGCTGGGTTCAGCCCTTGGCGAAGGTTGGTCCGGAGATCTTGGAGATCTTGAATGTGCTTGGCCAAGGCTTCGGGACTAGCGTTCTGGCCTTCGAGATTGATAAACTTAGCATGCATCACGCCGGACTGCATCATGTACTTAGCGTCCGCATCCTTCGCCGCGGTTTCATTGGCCAGTCCCTGCATCTCCATAGCCCGAGACCAGATCGTGTCCGAGCTTTTGGTGATATCCCCACCAAGGGTTTGCAGAGCCTGTCCGACCGCGCCACCGAAGGCTTCGGTCGGGACTGGGAGGGAGATATCCGGAGTTCCCTGGCCGGAGGGCGAGACATCTGGGAGCAGGCCTTGGGGAGCTTGGGGCATTGGCGATCCTAAGAGCTAGAACCAAACAAACCGCTAGACTTACCCTGCGTCCACTTGGATGCAACCTGGGTTCCCATGTTGAGATAAGAACCCAGGGCTTGGATATCCCCAGCCCGCTTGACATCCGCAGCCGCCATGGTGTCGAGATTGGCTTCGGCGACATCGGTCATAGCTTTGGTCTCATAGCCGTAAGCGGTTTTGCTGGCATCCCAGCGGATGACGTTTTGATCAAACGCGCCGATGGTGTCCTGGGCTTCGCGCACTCGGGAACCTGAGCCGGAGTTGACATCGATGCCGGACGAGGATTGCTCGGTCAGGGTCTTGCCAATCTCGGCTTTGGTTTTCATTCCGGAGATGGCGGCTTTGGTATCGCCAGCTTCCATGGCCCAGTTGGCGTTTTGGTCGGCGATTTGTTTGTTGAGACCAGCAACCCCGGCTTTGTAATTGAGTGCCGCAGCCTGGGCGTCGGCGGAATCTTGTTGGCCTTGGGCTTGGACCAACCCACCAGCGATGGTTCCGCCAATGCTGACCGCAGCCATCGCTGTCATCGGATCGGCCATCACGGAGCCCTTTGGATTGTGAACGGGATGATATCCGCTGTGGTCTTCTCAAACTCCGCGCCAAGCCATTTCAGCCAACGCTGGGCCGAGCGCGATGATCGCTTGCAATGGCCAATGATAACAGGGTAGCGATCCAGCATCTTGCGAACTTGGATCTGGCTTTGGCGGATGAAGATGAATTGATGCGCGATTGGCCCAGGTGCCCACATCCAGAGATAGGCTTGGTCGGAAAGGAAGGATCCGGGGATCAGTCCCCAGCAACAGACGAATGTGGAGTCGACTAGGCCCAGGTAGACCTTGCCGAGCTTGTGGCAGTAGTCGAGCATGGCCGCATCGTGCTCAGAGAGGACGTGGGAACAGTTGGTTGCGATGTACTGGGAAACGGGCATATCGACAAGGTCAATGATCTGGATCATGGGTCATCCCCAATTTCAATCTCTGGGATCACGCCGAGCACGGACGCCGGGTATGGGTTTGGTTGGGTGATGAAATATTGCCCAAACACGTCCCAGGCTGGGTCGATGTAGAGTCGGCAATCTGTGGTTTGGAGATCGGTAACCGGCGCGTTGGACATGGTTCCGGTTTGGCCGATGATGAGATCCTTTATTGGCTGGGTAGTGGTTAGGGTTTTGCCTGCGTACAAGCCTAGAGCATTGGCAACCCGGACGGTCACTGCAGAAACCTTCTTGCGCTTGCCCTGAACGGTTGGTTCGCCAAGGTCCAGGGCCAGGGTTTGGATCTGGGGAGTGAAGGCTAGACCAACCGTGACCACCGACGAAGGTGCGATGTTGGTTAGGCCAGCGGTCCCGCCGTTGCCAAACACAAACGTCCCGGAAGTTGGCATGGTGAAATTGATAACAACACCATCAGCCAATCCGGTGACGGGCATGCCGGCTAGATGCTGTGCCCCGGAGAAGGTTGAGGCTGCGGCTCCGCTATACTGTATCCCAGCATCGACTTGCCAAGAGAATCTGTAACTGGTAGGCTGTGGTAATTCCACAAGCCTTTCCACATAGTTCATCGCTTGGCCGTTTATCTGACGCTGGACGATGACATAAATAGCATCAACGGTGCCGGTGGGCGTTGACTCGGTGATGGTACAAATCGACCGGAATGTTCCAAACCCGGTATCATGGTGGGACCAAGCAAGCATTTCTTGTTCTTTTAGAAAGGTCAGGGATAGCAGGGCACCATCGCTGCGGACAGCCCAGACAAGGCGGAATGGCTCCTCGGCCCAGGCCCATTGGACGATTTTGTAGCCGTAGAATAGATGGCTGGACAGGACTGAGATGTCGCTACCCGTGAAGATGTTGGTGTAGAAGTTATAGGTCAGATCCCGGACAACCGAACCCTTGGCTTGGACGTACAAGATATCATAGTTAGCCACTATCGGCTGGAGATCGGATGAGCCATTGTAGGCTTGGGAGTTCGCGGTAGTGGCCAATGCTGACACCGGCGCAGCGTTGAACCCTCCGTTGATCAGCCAAGCTTGGCGATCGCTAAACACGATCAGGCCTGTTGGCATAGCGATCATGGATTTGATTGTGTTTAACTGCCCAGAGACCAGGGTTCCAGAGATAGCGTCATCAGCCTGGGGAGGGTTGCTGATGTTGAAATTGTAGTATTGTCCAGGCTGGGACATGTTGAATTGCTGGGGATTGCTAACCGGCCCAGCGAGGACCAAACGCTGTTGGAAGTATCCCGCGACTGTGGAGTTCCCTACCGCGATCCCACTACCCTGGGAAGCGCCACCGAGCGTAGCTGTGGCCACGGCACCGAAGCTTCCGCTGAATGTGATAGTTGGGGCTACTAGATACCCCGCCCCGGCTGAGGTTAGCGATACCGAGATCACAGCCCAGTTTGCGTTCATAATAAACCCGGTCCCCCTAGCACTGGTGGTCGTGACCTGCCCTAGTGGGTTGGTCAACGCTACCCCAGGACCAATCACCGCACCGGAGTTTATGATGGTAATGCCGGTTACGTTCCCTCCGGATCCGGGCGAACCCCCACCTCCGGGTATTATAGGGGTAGCAGAAGCAACCTGCCCAACAACACCCTGGGCGAAGTTTATAACATCGCCAACGATGTAGAAGGATCCGGCCGAGGCGATTGAGAAGGCAATCCCGGTCATCACGGCAAAGCCGGTAGCGGTGGATCCACCGGCTGGTGCAGCGGTGAATGTGACAGATGGTACCGCCGGGTAGTTATTGCCTGAGAAGTTTACGGTTACATTCTGGACTCCGGATCCGGAGAATGGGTTTTGAACCACAGGAGGGGTTGTGGCAAAGTCTGGCGCGATGTTGCTATCGATAAATGACACGCCTGTGCAATTGCCTATGAATCCAAACTGGGCACCGCTGGGAACTGGGGTGCCATACCTAAGTTCTGCTTTGTAAACATTGTAGCTGGCTGTGTTGGCTGTGGCTATCCAGGAGATTGTGTTGGTCCCGGGAGTGGTTCTGAGATCTAGCAGACCCGCTAGCGTGGCCGAACCGAATCCAGGTGCGCTTTCTTGGCCGGTTACGTCGACGGCGGTGACGCAGTAGGAGTAGTTGACCGATCCAGCACCGAGGGTGGAGGTGGCGCTCGGGCTTGGTACTGGCGCGGTTGAGCCGAAGACAATAGCGGCCAAGGTCCAGTTGGTCGCGGTGATTAGGGTCAGGACGTACGGAGGATGGTTTGGGTGGGTTAGGATGAGAGTGCTTACGTTCTGGGTATATTTGATCTGAAATACTTCGCTGGATAGGTATGGGGACGAGATGATATAGACCCGCTGAGCGGTACCTCCGGAAGTGTAAGTGCCAAAGCTGGTCGTGTCAACAACATTGCCGAAGATGTCTTTGAGTGTGTAGCGGTTGACGTCAATTACGGTTATTCTGTATACCTGCCCATTGACTTGGGTCATCCCGCCGACGCCGGTGATGAGTACCCTGTCAAGGGTGGAATACCCATGGGCAGTGTCACTGACCACCCCAGGGTTGGCATTGGAGATTGTGTTGATGGTAGTTGCGTTCTCCACAACCGGGGCGCCGTTGAAATAGAACCCAATGTAATTCTGGCCGAACTCCAGGGCATAGGCGATACTGGACGATGCCTGGAACGGGATCAGCCGAGCCGGGAATGCTGAGCCGGGGTTGATGACTGAGGCGATGTATTTGGTCCCTGGGCGGGTGGTGGCGCCTCCGCGGTAGTCCACGAAGAAGTTGCGGAGGAGAGCAGCTCCACTATGGTACTTGGCAAGATCGACACGAGCGTTCAGGGCCGGGGCCCATTCGCCAGCGTTGAAGGAGGTTTGGATGACTGGCTTGCTCATGTGAATCCTGGCCAGATAGCCCCATAATTAAAACCCGTATTGTAGGGACCACTGTAGTCTTCTACATAATCAATTCCTCTAGTTCTTAACCAGTCTGGGGTGACGTCGTTGACTCGCAAGCCTTCATTCCCATCATTGCCTCGAGCTTCCATTATCATCGCGTTAGCCTGGGCGATGGCGAGGTTAGCGCGCTTGGTGTCGCCGGTTAGGGCCTTGCAGAGGGCGCCACCGAGGATGAGGACGAAAGCTTCTTGGAAGGAATCATCCCAGGCGTTGGGGTCGAGGACAAGTTTGACGTAGTTGAGGATTGCGAATTCTTGGTTACAGAGGATGACGCGCTGGTCGGAAGGTCCGCCGTAGACGAGGTTGAAGGACGCTCCGGTTCCGCCGCCGGTTGAGGAGCCTTGTGGAACTGGGAGGGTAGCGTATTGGTAGAACAACGATCCGGTGAATGGAGTGTCCTCGGTTGGGAGGATGGAGAATGGGGCGACTGTGGAGATCGGGCCGGTGGGACCGGGGCCTTGGATGGATGTGACGGTGACAACTGGTGCAGCGCCTTGGGGAGAGCCGACTGGGAAGGTGGAGAGTTGGTTGGTGAGGATGGAGGTGTTGGGGACTAGGGCCAAAGTCACAAGGTCCCCAACCGCATACCCGCCCCCTCCAACGGGGACAGTTACACCGGTCACGTTGAAGAACTGATCCACACCGGTTGTGAACTTCACCGGTGGGCCTTGCCAGAAGGTTGGAGCTCCCCCGGTGACGGCTGTGGTGATTGGGATGCCTGAGGCGAACCCGGTGGCGGTCTGGGGAGTGACCCAGCGGGCCATGACGCAGTCCGCTGGGTATTGGTATTCATAGGCATAGGGCGGCATGGGCTGGCCCTTGGCCCAGATGGTCTGCGCCGCGGTGACGTTCTCGGGAGTTCCGTAGACGGAGGTGATGTAGGTTAGCTGGGCCGCGTTGAAGGCACATTGCCAAGGGGCCATGCGGAGGAGGCGACGGAGATAGGGGATGTAGATGAGGTTGGCTTGGATGGCTTCGTTGGAGACTGGCGAGGTAATCTCCGATGCCTGAACAGTCGTGCGCGCGCCGAAGCTGGCGAGGGCACGGTTGTAGATTGAGATTTGGTCAGCCATCGGAGACTCTCTGGGTTAGTCAGCAGGGGTAAAGTCGACGTAGTAGCTTTTGCCAATAACCATTTGCTCGATGGCTTTTGGATTGTCGACTTGGAACTCAGCAAAGCCAGATGGTGTGGCTTTTTGAAAGCTCACATCTTCAGCAACCTTTGAGTCGTATGTACAACGATAGATGGCTTTCACCCCACCCCACTGCTGTGCGATCACATTCTCGAGATTCATCTTACACCGAATCGTCATTTCACTCTCCTATGATTAGTATTTGCCTTGGGAGCCACAGCACCCGTGATTGGTTCCGCCCAATCCAGGAGATCCACCGTGTGACCCACCATTGTCCGGGCCGTTGGTGTTGCCAGCATTGGATCCATGGAGCCCAGGGGATTGGGACTGAGTGATGCCTTTGGGACCCATCGGTGGGGAGTAGTTCCGCACGTCCTTGGTGTCACCCGGAAGCACGCCTCCGCACTTGGAGACTGGTCGCTGGGGCTGGCTGGTGCCGGGACCGTATTGGGAAAGAATGTCAGTCATGGTCGTGGGTTTCCTCTACGTGGGTTTGGGGTTCGTCTTCGTGGACGGTTGGTTCCGGCTCCGGGATGATGACTAGCTCTGGTTCCTTCTTGGGCTCGACCGGTTCAGGCTCAGCAACAGGGGTGGAAAGCTTCGGAGGCTCGAAGGCGTCCACCTTGATCTGATCATTGATCTGCCTAAGCCTAGCCATCGCGGCGTTGGCGATGTTCAGTGTTGGGGTGCCCAGCGCGAAGGCTTTGTCGTGGATGTGGAGTAGGGTAGCGATTTCGTCGGTGTAGATCATGGCTAGTGTTTCCCTTGGCTGCCTGATTTGTGTGAACTCGCTCCGATCCCCGGAGCCTTATACCCCCGCCCCGAGGTCTCCGGAGTGAAGTTCGGCGCGAAGTCTCCGGAGTCGGTTGCGTGGTTGCCGAGTTTGTTGCCTAGGTAGGAGACATAGCCTGGGTTCTTGGCGTGTGGGGATGGTTCGACTTTGGAGTCATTGCCGGTGGTGGTAACGCGTCCTTGTTTCATTGGGATGGTTCCTTCTTTGGTGGAGCGTGGAGTTGGCGAGTGTGGTCCCAGCGGTTCTCTTCATCCGCAGCCATTTCGCGGCGGACCTTTTCGAACACCCCGCCGTCTGTGTGGGCTTCGCGGACCAGTTGGCGAAAGCGATCGTCACAGCGTTGGAGTTCCATACGGACCCAGTCGGGAGCTTCTTGGCCGCCTTCGTGATAGAGGTTGCGGATGTCATGGATGTCGTGGAAGTACATGATGAACCGACGCATCTTCTCAGAGACTTCGGCTTCTGCTTCGGTCATGTAGAAGATGACCTTGGTCATCATGACCCGGATGTCTTTGAGTTCGCGCGCGATGCGATCGAGACGGTCGTTGTCGGTTGGGGAGTCGGTCATGAGAGAGTCCTTACGGCAGATGGCTGAAACTAGCCGCGAACGGCCCAGTGATGGAAGCAGGAACCATGCCGACGATGGCCCCGCCGGTTATTGTCGAACTGCCACCGTTCAACATGTTTCCAGAATATTGTCCTCCGGATTGTAGATTGGCAATGAACATACCAGTGATGGTTGCACCGCTGAAGAAGAATAGATCGGTTGGAAGAGTACCTGAAGTAGTGTTAAGCTCGATAGACTCAAATGTGCACGAGCTACACGTACCTTGGATTTGGATGAAATGTGATGTAGCACCGGCGCCAATCACGCCATCGCGGAACCGATAGCCTTGTACCCCGACGAGGAGAATGGTTGATTGACTAGGTGCAAGTTCGCCAATACCCCCGGATCCACCATACCAAGTAAGATCACCAGACACTCCTGTGCCAGTTCCGATTGTGGTATACGGAGACGTCACCGAAAAGACATTTACCCCTCCAGCAACAAATCCATAGCCGACGGACGTATTGTCGTTGACACAGTTGACTGAATCGAACCGGAGGTCCGAGACCGAATAGACGTAGCAGGCCGCTGTGCTGAAAAACCCAGCGAACTGCACGAAATCGAAACGGATAAGATCGGTGTCAGATAAGCCAGGTCCGGCAGCAATGAGTACACCTACATTGGGAAACACGGCCGGGGCTGCACCCCCGGCCGTCGTTCCGAAGAATAGAAGATTGGCGAAGTACGTGCCGGGAGAAGACGTTATATCCAAGATGGGTGCGGGCGATACTTGATTAGCCGCATAGATGACAGAACCCTGCGACCCAGGAGCACCCCGCATGCAGCCACCGGTCCAGTGAGTCGCGTTTAGCGAGCTTATGACATAGTTCCCTGGCGGGAAGATAACGCACAAAGCTCCGTTGGTGTAGGCTTTGGCAGTGTTTATAGCACCCTGAATTGCTGTCGTGTCATCGGTTGAGCTATTACCTTTAGCGCCACACCACTTGACGGATAGATCTAATTGAAGTGGCCGGTAGTAGCGATGGCCTGAGGCATCAACGAAGATTGTGCAGTTGTTGTCTGTGGTGGTTGTGTCGGAAGCGACGTAGTTGAATACACCTTCCCCACCATCAGCGACTGTCGTGTAGCCTTGGACATAGACAGTTGGGAATGCCTGAGTGTTGGCCCGGAGTGCTGCGATGTTGGCAAAGGTATTGGCACCGAGAGCGGTGATAACCACTTGGCCTGGGATAGCTGGGTTGTTGGTGCCGTTGCCACAGGCGGTATGTGGAGCGAAGACGCCGTTGCATTGGGCCATCGCCAGGGTCGGGAACAGCGCGATGACCAGAGCTAGGATGAGCTTTCTCATTGTCGAAGATTCCATCCACCGGAGATGAGGTTGGGTTGGAGCTGATAGAGACCGTATTGGGAAGAGATCACGATTGAGGCTAGGCCATCGATGAGTTCGGCACCGAATGGGAGGATGGTATAGACTGCCCCAGGTGCGAAGCCTCCAAGGTCTAGAATGGTAACTGGCGCGCCAATGAAGGATCCAGGGACGGCTTGTGGGCCGGCTGGGTTTTGCTTGGCGGATGGTAGTTGAACGTTGACATTTCCGTTGACATTGATTGTGACCACAGAGGTTCCTCGGAGGATATTGGTGGTACCGGCTGTGGTTATTGCCCAGTACCATGCGTAGGGAGCTAGGACCCAGCCAACGGAGGGTCCTAGGTTGACCAGCTGGGTTTGGCGAACGGTACCGCCTTGGTCCAAGTCGAGCTGGCTGGGCATGAGTTAGACTCGCCTGGAGGAGACACGTTCCATGGCACGTTCCACGGAAGCCTTGTCCTTGGCAGCCGCGGCCTTGGAGGCTTGGTCGATCTCGCGCTTGGTTATGGGAGCATCGTCCAAGGGAGGCTCTTCGTCGATGACCGGTTCGAGATCGAGCTCTTCAACCATTTGCTGTTCAGCTTTTTGCTCGGCCGGGGGCTCGACCACAGCCTGCTTCCCGGCAATCGCGGCGAGGATCTGGGTTTGCTGAAGCATCATCGCAGCCATGGTTTCCATGAACTTGTCCATGCCTGGGCTTTGGACTGCGACGACTTTGGTTTGGAGTTCGGACATTTGGTCGAGGAGACCGCCGAGAAGCTGGGAAGAGAAGCTGTTGCTTTGTGAGATATCGTCGGTTCCCTGGGTTGGTTTCCACGCGAACTTGGATGAGAGCTCGCGGGCTTCGTCGTCGATGGGGAGCATTCCCGGTGTTGGGTCGCCAACGAAGACAATGTCCTTGCCATCGGGGTGGCCTTTGCCTTCGTGACAGACGATGATGAACTGATCGAAGCCATCGCGGCGGTTGCAGTCGGCATCCACATCTGGGTGGAAATGGGTTGGGACGTTGTAGATCTTGCGGATCTGTTTGCCGGTGGCGCGATCGGTTATGGTTTGTTCCCATTTGGTTCCTGGGACGTTAAGGTAGTGGGGCTCGGTAAGTTTCCAACGGGCCATGGGAGGGAGTTCCTTTCTGGTTAGCAGGTGGTTGCTTGAAGTGCATCGACGAGGATGGCCCAACCGGCCCAGGATGTGGAGAAGCCTGGACTGACCGAGGATTGGGCTGAGGAGTTGGCTAGGTATTCGTTGGCCCCGCGAAGGAAGTTGATCCCAGCTGCGGCGAGGTTGTTGAGGCTGATTGCTGTGAACATCGCTGGGGAGTTGCCGATGGTTTGGGTTCCTGGGTCGGAAGCGGTGTTGGCTGAGGTGGTCCCGGCGAGCATGAAGGTGTGGTTGCAGGTTGTGGAGACCGCGGTTGCGGTTGGCGCGGTGGTGGCGCTGGAAGTGACGCATTTGGGTAAGGATGCGTTGGTGTCGAATGGGGTTGCGGTTTTGCTTCCGGTTACGCCGGAGACGATGACGATGGCGTTGTCGGTTACTGCGGAGAAGGTTATGGTGAGGACGTTTGAGGCTTGCGCGGTTGGGGCTAAGGCCCACCATATTTCTGCGGTGATGAACGGAGTGCCAGCGGCGCCTGATTGGAAGGAACAGGCTGAGCCTCGACGGGCCCAGGTTAGGGTGCTAGAATCGGTGATGCCGGATACGGACGTGGCACTGGCCTGGGCCGCAGTTCGGTTGTTGAAGACATAGGCGACGAGGATATCGTTTGTGCCGGCGGTGGTTAGGCCGGCGGATGTAACGGTTGTTGAGGCATGGCTGGTGCCGGTGGCAGTGCCATCGAGGGTTTGGGTTGGGGTAGCGATGGCAGAGGCAAAGCCGGTGAAGATAGCCCAGGGACAGATTCCAGGCGCGCATTGGAATAGCTGGGCATGGGAGGGGCTGCTCAGCGATAGGAGGGTGGGTAGGGCTAAGAGAAGGCGTCTCACTGTTGGTAGCCCCAGGAGTTGACGTCAACCGCGGTGGCAGTGGCGTCTGCAGTGGTGGTTATAGTGATCGCGGTGTTGACTGCGGAGGACGGGATGCATGGAGTGAACACGTTGGTTGGTACAATAACTGCACCGGCGGCGGTGTTGGCTGCGCACTGGTAGACCTGAGACGAGCCTGTGGTACCGGCAACGGTGACAGGGCAGACGGAGGCGGTGCCGCCAATGGCTGAAACGTTGAAGCCGCAGATGTAGGTTAGCTTGCCCGTGGCTGCGGCTAGGGTGCCGACCACGGCTGCTGTGGATCCGGCTGCGTTGCCAGTGATTTGGGTGAACGGCTTTGTGGTCTGGAGTGATCCATTGGCATCCACAACGACCTTGCGCCAGGGGAAGGTACCGTCGGAGATCTGGACTGCGTTGCGGGAGGAGTCGCCGATGGTTGTACCGTTCAGGGTGATGGTTGCGGAAGCGGAGATGTTGGATAGGCCGGCTACCGCGAGGTGGGCGACTGGGAGGGTGTTGACTACTGGGCCGGGCGCGCCGGAGAGGGTGCGGTAGACTAGTCGGCCGTCCACCCACCATAGGATGTTGTCTCCCCGGAAGTTGATTTGGTATTTGTGGACTCCGGAATCGGGGGGCTGGCCGATGCACTGGCAGAGTTGATAGCCGGTGGCGGGGATGGAGAGGTCAATGGCTAGGGCTAGGGATCCCGCAGCCCAGGTTTCCGCAAAGAGATGGCCGTTGGAGTGGACGGCAAAGCCAACCGCGTCGGTGAGTGGGGCGGCTACGGTTGGCGAGCCCGGGATGGTCGCGAATCCCCAGAAGCGGTAGGCTCCGGTGATGACCGGGAACTCGATGTTGTTTTGTTCCTGGAAGGTGATGTATCCCGGGTTGCGCCCGGCGAAGGTGGTTTGGGACTGGAGGATGGACCAGCCGGAGGCGGTGGTGCCGGAACCTAGGACAGACGAGCCACCGGAGTTGGTAGCGGCGGTAGCGTTACCCCCGCCTCCGGTGGTTGGGGTGGTCCAGCGATTGGTGGTGTCCAGGGTCGCGCCGTAGTCGTCCCAGAAGATCTGGGTGGGCTCGAGCCGGACGAACTGGGAACCTCCGTCGATGCCAGGGTAGATGGCTGGGGTTTGGAGGGTGGAGTCGACACCTTGGGCGAACGCACTCGCGCTGAGAGCGAGGAGTGCGGCTAGCGCGAGTGCGGGAAGTTTCATTGGAGGTTCCTTACGATATGCTCATGCAGAGACCAGAGTAGGTCGTGGAAGCGATGTCCACGGTTACTGTGAGCGCTGTGGTTGAGGTTGTGTAGGTTGGTTGGGTTGCACCGCCGTTTGCTTGAAGGAAGCATTGGGGAGCGGTCACGAATGCCTGTCCAAAGGTAATGGTACAGGTGGTCGCTGCCGAACCGGTCACTAGCTTGAAGCTAAAGTCCGAACCGGTAATAGTTGGGGAGGTACCACAGGAGGTTAGGACTGGGGCAGGGGAGACGTTGGAAGTAGCCAACAAGTGTCGGTTGGACTGGATGTACAGGTTGTTGTTAGTGTCAACCCCGAAGATCCCTCGACCGTCTTGAGATACCTGTAGTGCCGAGTTGATGGTCTGAGCAAAGGCAAGGCCTCCGGCCAAACCAAGGATCAGGGCTGCGTTGATGACTAGGCGTTTCATTGGTTATTCCTCTGTCCAGGTAATTTGACCATTCAGGGCACCGGTGGTGATCGAGACCGCACCGAAGTTGACACAGATTTGCTGAACGACTGTGGCGGCCGGTTGGATCGAAGGGACTTGTAGTTGGTTTTCGATGTCGCGCGACCAGTCAAAGATGGTCATTAGTGGGTTGGTCGCTGCTGCTGTGGTGTTGAGTAGGAGCAGGCTTGAGTCGAGGTAGGTCGGCGCGGTATCGTTGATGGTTGGGACTGCGGTGTAGGAGACCAAGGTTGCGGTCGCGGCACCGGTTGTGGTGTCGCGCTTGGCGATTTGGGTGGTGATACCTGGGTTGGCAGTGGTTGTGCCAATGGTACCGCCGGTGTCAAGGGAGGCCCGGCGGACTACTTGGATGGGTAGGCCGACGAGAGTGGCGGCAGTGCCGCCGATGACGATTCGTTGTACCCGGACGGTTTTGGAGGTTGACCCAGCAATGCAGACCATATCGGTTGCGGATGCTGGGGGGACAAGGCCGAAGAAGGCTGAGGAATATGTGGTGTGGGGCAGGTAGCCGGTGGTTAGGCCGATTTGGGGGACTAGGTTGATCTGGGCCGAGGCTGGTAGAGCCAACCCCAGGAACAGACCGGTTGCGAGGAGGATACGCTTCATTGTGCCCTCCTCAGTTCGCGATGGTGATACCGGCGGGATAGCCGGAAAGGGCAGCGGTGGTGCCGAGTGGGATGTCGTTGCGGTCAAGGACTAGGAAGCCTTTGACTGCGCCGGCGGTGTGGGTGCCGACGGTGATGTATTGGAGTTGGATGAAGCGTGGGAGTGCCTGGGCCGGAGCGGGTCTAGGCATGTCGACATCGAGGACGCGGGTGCCGGCGAAGCTGGTCGAGGTCGCGCCGAGCAGGTTGGCTTCGACTACCACTGGGCCGGAGAGCATGGTGGTGTAGGAGCCTGGGGCACCGGAACCGTTGTCGGGAGCTCCCTGGATGTTGACCTGGAGCGAGGTCCCGCCGGTGAAGGTGGTGGTGACGATCACTGCGATTTTCATCGCTGGGTCGTCGCCGATACCGATATCGCGAGCACCGCCGCCAGAGGCCGAGAGTGGGAGACCGATGATGCCGAGGTCGAGCTGGTTGGTGGAGACCTGGGTACCAGTGGTTGGGGAGTCGCCAGTGCCGGTGCCTCCGCCGATGAAGTTGGTGAACATTAAGTAGCCATCGAGGATCATGATACATTCCTTTTCGAATCGTAGGTTTCAATGAAGGCATCTCTGGCACTTACAGCTTCTTCCATGGTATCGTATCGGCCTACAGAGAAAGTGACATTGTCTCTTTTGACCTGTGCAAACCATTTGTTCCTGTTAGTGTCCCAGTGAATACCTCGCTCGCCAGATGTGTTGTTTCCTTGCAAGTCCCGATTGATTTGGTTATCTGAACGAGTCACATCTCGTAGATTAACCCAGCGGTCATCTGTCTTGCAACGATTCTCGTGATCAACTTCCTTGTCAGGCCATCTTCCTGTCATGTATAGGAAAGCTAGCCTTGCTGAGCGATACTTGTAACCAAAGAATGTGATGATACGATAACCATGCACACTGATGGTTCCAGCAGCATCTCCAACCTCAACACGAGAGTTTATCTGCTCAATCCAAGTCCAATCGCCTGTCTCAGGATCGTAGCGAAGGAATCTTTTGACTAAATCCTGTGTTAATAGATCTGGAGTCATGATACCGTTGCCTCGTTGCTCAAGATAGCGTCTACGGTTCTTACAGGAACTCCCCGGAAAGTTGTAATAGGCCGACCGTTAAATTCCTCCAGGCGTAAAAGCACGTTAGTCTTATTCATTGCCTGGAGGTCCAAATACGTCCTCAGAATGCGGTTGCAATAGATCACCGTTCGACCCATATCGGCCCGAACCATTGGGGAGTCGGAGGTTTGGATCGTGGTAGCTGAGACTGGCGCGGTGGGCAGGCGGTAGAGGCCGCGGATGAGCAGGTTGATCAGGTTGGCCGCGGAGACGCCGGTGAGCTGGGTGACGTCGACGTTGGCAACGCGGACCATGTAGCGCCAGTCGCGCTGGACGAACCCGATTTCCCATTTGAAGTGTTCGCGGTAGGCTTGGTAGGTGTTGCCGAGGGAATCGGTGACCGGCCATTCGCCCATGTCGCGCTGTTGGAGACCGGTGAGCTTGCCTTTGGGGAAGGTGGCGTGGTTGGTATCGGTTCCCCAGGTCATGATCCAGACTGAGGTGTTGGTGGAGGCCGCGCCACCGCCGGAGAGGACGTTGTTGGCGGTTTGGGAGTTCGCGGTGGTGAGGGTGGAGTAGCGAGGGGCGAAGCCAGTGAAGCGTTCTGGGTTGAGGAACTGGTTGCCGTAGATGAGGGTAGCGGCGACTTGCTGGGACATACCCTCGAGGAAGGCGCGGGACTCTGACAGACGAAACTCTGGCGTGTTGCCGTTGAGATCCGCGATGTCTTTGTCGATGACCGAGTAGGTTTCGAGGTTCCCGCAGGTGTCAACGATCTGGGCCGTGGTGGACTTGGCGTTGGGGACACCGGTGTTGAGCAATCGCCAAGTGGCCTGGGGAAGGCCGGTCCGGACGGTTGTTTTGTGGCCGGTGGGGAGATTGCCTTCGACGACCATCATGTCATCGAGGATCTCGTTGGTCTGGGATAGGAGTTCGATGATGGAGGCTACGCGATAGCCGTCATCAAGGCGTTTGGCCCAGTCAGCGTACGTTAGGGCGGTCGAGCCGATAATTGCCATAGGAGTTACCTAGGTTAAGGGTTGGTGGGGGTTGGTGAGCATCCTATGGTCCTCTGGGCTGGGCCGTTCTACCGCTCCGCGGTGGACGTTGGATTGGGTTAGCGCCGATTGGGCACGAGATGGGGGTACATTGCCGCCGCTAGGTCGACTTGCTGGCCTGCGCCGGGTTTGGCTGGGTCGGCCGGGGTCACTGGGCCGTTGCCAAGGACTGGTTTGCCTTCCATGAGGGGCTTCAACATGATGGAGAAGGCTTCGAGGATGTCTGGGTTGGTGCCGGCGCCGGTGAAGTCCAGAGCGGCCCGGAAGGATTTCTGGAGGGACGGGGGAAGGGTTCGGGAGATGACGGAGTTGACATCAGCGCGCATACGGTCGGCTCCGGACTCGCCACCGAAGCGGGAGAGGATTTCGGTTTGCCATTCTTTTTGGGTGTTGGCCCAGAGGTCGTAAGGGGCTTTGGCCGCGGCGATGGCGTGCTTGGTGTAGACGTCCACAGCGGCTTGGGCTTGGTCTTGGGATAGGCCGGTGGATTTCGCGAAGGTTTCGAAATCGGTTTTGGCCTTGGGGTCCATGGAGACGCCATCGGGGAGTTTGAAGTCGGTGTATTTCTCGGGCGCGCCAGCGGGGAGGACTGGAGTGTCGGGTTTGGCAGGGTCGGGCTTGGTATCACTGTTGGTATCACTGCTACCGTCACCTTCGACCTTCTTCCCGGTAAGGAACGATGTCCCAGGCTGCTCAGTGGTAGCTGGCTGGGTCGTCTGGGTCGAGGAATCCGGAGCCGTCGTCGATGGGCTGTCCAGGATCGTTCCCGAGGGATCCCGGATTCCCGGCTGGGTCTGCGGATTGTTGGTCGGGGTTGGATTCTCGGCTGGCATTGGCTAGTTCCCGGGTTAGAGCTTCGTTGGACATGAGAGTGTAGTCGGCTGGGGAGGCGAGGGTGACATCGGCGAGGAGTTGGAGACCGATGGACTGTTCGCCTAGTTGGAACGCGGTGATATCTGGGTGGCCGGCGACGAAAGAGGTGTGGAAACAATGGCAGCGGGTTAGGAGGTTCCACATCCATTCGCGGCCGAAGCGGTCGGATAGGATGGTTCGGGTGTAGGCAATCCGGTTCGCTTCGGACTGCTTGGCTTGCTTAGCTAAGCGGGCTAGGGATTTGCGGTCGGTACCATCGCGGGTCATGGTTGGTATCACTGCCGGAATAACAGACTAGTCATTGGGTAGCCCTGCCCAGGATTTGTGGACGAATTTCAGATCCGGGTTGAGACGGATGGCTTCGGCGAGGTGGGCTTCGAGTTGGGCCAGGGAAAGGAATGGTGGTGCGTACATGGTGATGTCTTTGGTTGTGGACCGACCACGTTCATCCTTGCCGGTGACTTCGAAGATCATTGAGTGCTGGGCGATGGGGGCTTTGGTCATCCTTGGAGCATCTTCTGTACGAGGTTCTGGCCACCGCCGACGTCGATTTGGGAAGCGTTGGCGCCGGCTTTGGAGAGGGCTTCGATTTGCTGGGACTGGGCGGCTTGTTGCTGCTGGGCTTGGCGCTGTTGGCGGATCTGGGCTAGGGAAGCTGGGGAGCGGATGATTCGGGGGTCGAGGTTGAGGAGGTTGGCGTAGAGGTCGATGGCCATATCAAAGTCGATATTGTCAACGACGGATGGGTCAATGCCAGCGAGCTGACCGGCCATTTGAAGTACACGTTCAATCGAGCCAGCGGTGGCGGCTCGCTGACTGAGCATGAGCATAGAAGTGTATTCGACATTGATGAACTTCCCTGCGGCTTCGGGTGGGGGTGGAGGAAGGATGCCAGCGCGATCCATGATTCCCCAGACCCGGTCGATCACTGGGGCTAGGACTTCGGATTGGAGACGCTCGATGACTGGGGTCAGCATCATCAAGGATTCGGATTTCCGCATGTCCCATTCGACAGCGGTGATGTTGGATCGGGTTTCGAATTGGGATGCGACTTGGAATAGGGAATTGAAGAAGGTGTCTTTGATTCGCTGGCGGACTTCTTGGAGATCTTCGGAGATCGCGGTGATATCGGGCCGCCAGGAACCGTAGACTGGTTTCATTCCGTCTTGGCCGGTGGACATCATTCCTTGGAGGAAGGTGATGCCGCCGGGGAGGAGGGATGCGGGTTGGTTTTTGAGTTGGGCGTCGGCGACTAGAGGAGGGTTGATGCCTTTGTCGATGCCTTGGGCTTTGCGTCGGCTTTGCTGTTGGAGTTGTTTGATGTCCGGGAGAGCATCCATGCCGGGAGATCGGCCATACGGATCGTTGGCGACCAAATCCCATCGCCCAATGATAGCTGCACGTTCAGTGAACCCACGCTTTCGGAGGAAGCCGCGCGCAGTAGTTCCCCCCTGAGGATTTGTAGCACCTCCCCATTCCCAATAAGTCTCACGATATTCGAAATGGGTAGGGATGCCATACTTCTTCGCATCCGTGTTCGGTTCGATGGCATGGGCGATGATGACCTCTCGGGTTAGGTTCGCGCCGTCTTGGAGATCGTAGAACTGGCGGATCATTGGGGAGCAGTTCTCGTAACCGAACTCCGCGACGACTTGGGCGATGGTGAAGGTGAACTCGCGATAGAAGATGACTGGGCGGTATTTCCCGTCGATGTCGACGTAGTATTCGCCAAAGCATGGGTTGATGCAGTTGAGGACGTTGTCGAAGTCTTCGTAGATGAGGAGGACTGCGGTGCCGAAGACGACGAGGTCGAAGTAGAAGATCGCCATGGAGGTGTAGAAGTTGGATTCGGCGAAGACGAGGTACATCAGGCGTTCGCATTCAGCTAACCACAAGCTCGTGGGGCTGGTTTGCGTGGAGTCTAAACGTCCAATCTTGAGTTTGAACCAAGGTCGAGTAGGGGAAGATATCCCCGACATCATTCCGGCAGACAGGTTGCGGGCCGCGATAGTGCCAGTAGAATCCAATATGTGCTGGTTGATTGGAGAACCACGGTTCTGTTGATTTTGGGTAATTAGCCATTTATATCTCCGGGGAAGGATGAAATCAGCCAACTCCCTCGCGTGGGTCCACCACGAGTATCGGTTGTTCCGCAGACCAAGCAAACGCCCTTGTTGGAATTTCCGCAAGAGCATGTCTTGCTCGGTGACATATTCCGAGTAGATGCCTGAGAACGGGTTGGCGATTGGGGCGTTCACTTAATGACCTTGATCGGCTTGCGGGATGCGCGCTTGCCGGTTTGGAGTGGGGTGCCGGTTGGGACGGGAGCCGACAGTTGGCCGGATTTGTGGAGGTCGGCAGCGGCCATTAGGAAGTTGACTGGATTTAGCCCAGCGTTAGCGTCTGTGGATGGGTCGAGTGGGGGTGCTGCTGGGGCCATTGGCATTAGCGTTTCTTTTTGGCTAGGGCTTTGTCGAGTTGGGCAGCGCCGAGTTGCTTAGCCAGGGAAGAGTCTTGGTCAGGTGAGTAGATCCCAGCTTCCCGTTGTTCTTGATCTTGGAGAGCGTACTTAGCGTTCCGCGATGTTTCCTCGGGAGAGGGGGTTTTGTATGGTTGGTCGCGGCGGTCTTCTACGCTGGGGGATGGGTGGAGGCTATCGTAGGATTTCGGGTTGATGTTCTTCATGAATGCGGAATCGGACTCTTTGGTTCCTGGTTCCCAAGGAGATTGCCCAGAGTTGTTAAGGTCCGCAGCCGCTATAATGAAGTTAATCGGGTTCATGCCTGCGTTGGCCTGGGCCGAGGCCATTTGGTCGGGAGGGAGGGATGGGGCTTGGGGCATCACAGCCATCCAATTGAAAGGTGGGCAAACAGATGCCACAGACCAAATACAATCCATGAGCCTCCGAGGATGACAATTAACAAAATCATCCAGTAGAATTCGGGAGGGACCCAGTTTTCAAACATCACTGGCCGACCAGTTGTTTGGTGCCGATGTTATCCTTGCTTGGCGCTGCCCCGGCGTTGAGGTAGGATTGGTTCATTGACTTGGCCTGGGGCTTGGCTCCCGGGGTGCTGGTTGGGATTGGCGGGGGAGGGATGGCCTTGGGGAGTTGGGGTAAGGCCGGAGTTGGTTGGTCGGGTTGGGAGATTTTCATGCTGCATCCATGAAGGCTGGGTCGAATGGGTTGTACTCTGTTTGGTGGAGGGGTTTGGTGGAGTCGGGGCGTTCGCCACCGGCGTTGGCGTTCGGGACCAAGGGACCGCCGAAGGTTAGGCAGAAGGCGTCGAGGGTGTCGAGGTCGATATCGGGATGGTCGGCGAGGATGTCTTCTTTCGGAGTGAGGATGATTTCATCCTGCTTGTTGAAGGTGTAGGTGATCGCCAACATCGCAGTTCGGAGTTCTGGGTTGGCCGGGAGCATGCCGTTGGGGAGCCAAGCTCGGGCGGCGCCGTACATGGCTGCGCGCATGTTGGCGTATTTTTCACCGGTGTTGTTGAAGATCAGGCCGGTTATGGAATCTTTGGCGCCGAACTGGACTTCGGTGACGTAGAGGGACTTGGCCCGGCAGGAATCGACGACACCGCCGCCGACACCGCCGCCGTCGATGAAGATTCCGTCGGGATGCCAGAGTTCCCAGGCGGAATAGACTTGGTTGGATAGGGCGACGGTGTTGATGCCAGAGAAGACCTTGGCTGGGAGGGAACGGGCGTCTCGGCCTTTACGCGGATAGATGACCGAGTTGTTCTTGCCGTACCGGGCAACGTCGACACCGAGAGCCAACGGGGTGAGGGCATCTACATAAACCTCGCGCTCGGTGGACATGGCTGCGTCGATGTCCATTGCAGAGAAGAACTCCATCATGCCCAGGCGCGGGAACTGTCCCAGGATGCGGATGCGGGTGTAATCGGTGTCTTCACCGTAGGTGGCGATTAGTTTGGCGATGCGCTTTTGGTTGGTGATTGGGACATCGCGGGAATCGATCTGGGTGCAGTGCCAGAAGGAATTGTGCTTGCCACCGTCGAAGCATTCTCGGAACCGGCCGAAGTTGCGGGTTGGGTTGCCGTAGACTAGCCAGATGAGCTGGGTGTCACGGTCGGAGAAGGCACCTTCTGCGGTTTCCCAGATGATGTCTTCGATTTCCGAGGCTTCGTCGAAGACTAGTAGCATTCGCTTGCCTTTGTTGTGGAGGCCAGCGAATGCTTGGGGATTGGTTTTGGACCAGGGGATCATATCGATCCGCCAGGTTCGTTCTCGGGTTGGGTCTTTGGAGAGGAGGGATGTGGCGTTGAGGGAGAAGTATTCCCTCGCGAACCAGCAGAGGTTGAACCATTTGCCGAGTTCGGCCCAGGTTTTGGTTTTGAGTTGGGTTTCGGTATTGGCGGTGATGACTCCTCGGGTGTCTGGGTAGGTCATGAATGCCCAGAGGATGAGATGGGCGACGGTTGTGGACTTGGCGATGCCGTGACCGGAGGCGACTGCTTCCATGATCGCGTCGTTGACGTTGATCAGACCGGCTTTGATTCGGCGCATTTGGTTGACGGCCCAAGGCATCGGGCCGGTGTAGCCTTCGAGCTGAGATCCCTTCTCGCCCCAGGGGAAGGCGCCCATGACGAAGGCTTCAGGATCGTCGCGGACGGAGACTAGCCATTCTGCGAGGCGGGGGTCCATTATGATTGGGACCTATGGTTGGTATCAAGCTTGGTATAATGAGGACAGACTAAACCGAAAAGGGGAAACAGATCGGCGAGCGAAATGTGATGACCCGAATAACCACATCGCGCGATCATGTCTCCCCTCCCCGGACCCGCTGGCGCGTCGTCTCACCAGTGAGTTTGGGCGGCGATGGAGGAGAGGAGCCGGTGGGTGAGCCTCCATCGCCGGTGATTGATTCAACCGTGGGCTGTCGGTCAGCATCAATCACAACGCCTTTGCCAAGCAGGGACATTTTCTGTTCCATGATCTTGGCGAAGTCTAGGATTTCAGTGGTTTGGCGAGAATGCTTGGAATAGCCCAGGCGATCCGCGCCGTCGGAGGAAATGGCAAGGAGCGAGCGGAGAGCGATTGGTTCGTCCTCTTCCTCCGCTCGCTCGAGCTGTTCGCCGATCTGGCGCTCGGCCCGGATCATGTTGTCGAGTTTGAGAGATCGATACTCGTCAATCTCTTTCTGATCTTCCGCGTCGATCTCGGGACGATACTGGGCAACCAAGTTCTGGAAAGCCGGATCGGACTCATACTGGCTCAGCCGGGAGTAGCTGATCCCCATGACTTCACAAATCTGCGCCCGCTTCAACCCAGCCGCGACCAGCTTCGCCAGACGATGGTGATGATTCCGGAACGCTTTGATCCTTCCCGACGGCGCACGCCTCTGCCGCAGGACAGCGAGGTCCTCCCGAACCAACGGGCGAACCTCTAGTATCCTCGGCGCAGTAGCCAGTCTACCTCTGTGGAGCGCGTAGTTCACAACTTCAAACCTTCGCCAAATTCCAACTCTACCTGCGCATTATACCACACTTCGCTCCACAAATCAACCCTCCCCAATAACTTTTCTTATCAATCTCATAACTTCCATAACCAAAGTTATCTCCCCTACCAGACGCTACGAGGGACCTAGGTGAGAACCACTTTGAAAAAATATTTTATATGGGGAGATGAGAAAAATATATTTTTGTCTGGGAGCAACACTGCGGCCCATCCACGCGCCGGAAAATTATATTTTTAGCGGAGAGCTTCACTGGGGCCCGCGCAGACGCCAAATTTTGGCCCCCCGCCCGGGATGGGCGAGAGGCCTGGGGTGGTGGTGCGGTGCAGCTACCGCAGTGCAGCGTGCACCAGGGAGGCTAGGCCTTGGTGGCGAACAGGGAGCGGTTGGTGGCGATGAAGGCCTTGATCTGGTCAACATGGCCGATCAGGCGCTCGATCTGGGAGAGGTACAGCGTGATCGGGAAGCGGCCAAGGCCGTAGATGGACAGCGCGCCTTTCTCGGAGACCTTGAGCGTGATCGCCTTGGGCTTGTTGGCTTGCTCAAGCTGGGCTTTCAGTTCAGCGATCTGTTTGACGAGGGCGAGTTCGGTCGGGGAAAGCTGGGAGGCTTGGGTCATGTGCTTGGTCCTTTGGACAGCGACGGCGGGTTGCCGACGGGAGGGAGCATCTCACATCGGTCGGGCTGTGTCCAGTCACGATTTCGTGATGATGCGGTGCAGCAATATGGGACTAGTTTGTCATTGCAACGCACAATCGGGCATTCCTCGCCCCTTCCCCAATTGCCCCAAGCTCCACCTGCACCGATCCCCATGAGCTGGATAGCTGCCTCACCAATCCACCAACCACCCATCTCCACCCTTCCCGCCCAGGTGGTACCAAGATCAGCCCAAGATCATACCAAGGTTCGTGGGATCTCCCAGCTACCCCGTACCCGGAGGGGGGGGGGGTACATACCGTAGGGTCGATTTTTTTTTTGGTTTTTTTGATGACTCTAAGGCCTAGGCCCGGATAAGGGGTAGGCTGGAGGGCTCACTGACCTTGGTATCATGTTGGTATCACCTTGGGCCTACCTGAACCAAGTGGGGGGCACATAGCGGGCCAAGGGCAATCTCCATCCTTGGTTGGTCTGGTCAGGCCTGGAAATGGGATGAAATTGTGCTTGACAATGGCGGCGGGATGTGATATGATGGAGGCGTTGGTGAAACAATGGAGAGCGGGAATGGGCAAGGCTGTGCTGATGGGAGTGATGTTGATTATCTGGGCTATGGCGGCCGGGGCTGTGACTCTCGGGATCTTGCACTTTGTGATCAAGTATTGGTAGTCTGTCGCAGTGATACCAACCACCAACCATAGGCCCAATCCCATTCCGCATCACGAAAATGTGATTTGACGCCGGCGGCGGGGCGGTGTAGGATGGACGGATTGGGCGATTAGGCCTGAGAGGAGAATGGGTATGAACTATCGGCAGACCAAAGAGCTGGAAGATCGAGAGATCAGGCGCAGCAAGATCCTGAGCGGGGAATGCCCCCATTGCTCCAAGCCTGTCCATCCACATGCTTATCTCAATGAGATCAACAAGAGCTTTGATTGGTATCACTGTGATAACTGTGGTACAACAATGGGTGTGCAGAAGCTGTGAAACAAGGGAATAGCCAAATGTTGACAGCCAAACCTGTTGAAGTCCTGCACTGCCCAGTGGGTAATCTCTGGGATGTGTTTGAGGATAGCGTTAAGATTTGCCGGGTGACCTACCACGGTGAAAGGCTGGTTGTGTTGTTAGGGGAATTGCCTAAGGGGCAGAGACAAGCAGTAGGTCAGGCTATTGATTGTCTGTATCGGTGAAACCTAGGAGCGATGAGCCATGAATAGATCCCCAGTGTATGCGAAGAAGAACGAAGGGTATCGGATCGTCAGTGTGCCTAATGGGCTCTGGCGAGTGCAGGAGCGGGCGGTAGGGAAGTCCAAGACCAGAGATCCTTGGGAGAACATCTCCCCTGCCATTCCCTATGATGAAGCCCAAGGCGTGCTTAGCCGTTATCATGTGGAGGGCTGAGCCAATGAAACCCCTCCCAACCATCCTAGAGCAAAAACTCCGTGCTGCCCAGTCAGCCATCCCCAGGCGATGGTTCAAGCCACGGAGGGTTTATCCATATTCCAGTGAAAGACAACAGACAAGGCTGGCGAGGAAGCTGGAGCGCCTCACGAAATCGTGACTTGACAACCGCCTCGGAACGGCGCAGAATGGTCGGACGGTGAACCTGAGAGGAGAATGAGACTATGCCACAAGCTTTAGACTTTGACGTTGGTGAGTCGTTTAATTGGGCTTGCGAAAGCTATGTCGTGGTCAGGCAAGAAGACGACAACATAGTGGTGCACAAGACAGTAGGCAGGACAGGTCAGGTGATTCCTGACGAGAAACGCTTCGAGGAGAACTTCAACCCCTATGCGAACGTGAAGCGCGTGCTACCCAAGACCAAAACTGAGAGCTAGTCTGTCCCCACGATACCAACCATAGGTCCCCCACGATACCAACCAAACGGAGCGATAAGATGACAAAATATGGTCTTGATTTGACAGTCAACTATCCCGACAGGGAAATTGACGAACACGACAGCAAAGATCGCTCAGGCAAGGAATTGCTTGAGGCAATCAGCTTTGCAATTCACAAGCACGAAGGCGCAACGTCATTCGTCTTCACAGTGGTGGTCGATCCAGAGTAACCAACCATCATTCCCTTACGGCGGGCAGAGACATTCCCTCTTACCCGCCTTAAGGCGTTGAGAGGACAACCCGGTCCGTCTCGCAAACCGAGGAGCAACGCTATGTACAATGCCAGCAATTCCACGAAGACCATGGGTTTCATCGCTGCGTGCAAGGATTACTTCGGCTTCAAGCCCAGCCAGACCATGCAGGAGTTCGCCGCCGAGATCAAGGCGCTGACCGAGGATGACCGCGAATACTTCAAGCGCGAGTTCGCTAAGGTTGGGTATACCATCTCCTAACCAACCCAATCACGCTTACGCCGGGCAGGGACCAACAATCCCTTACCCGGCTTAAGCCAGTGAGAAGACCAAAGATCGGGCCAAGCGGTGTGGCCTAGCCAATGCTTCCCGATAGCGCCATCTCAAACCCAAAGACGTCCAACAAAGGAATGCATCGAATGTCAGACGTGACGGTTAGCGAAGACAGCTCCCCGGAGGTGGTTCAGAAAACCACTTACACTATCGAGCTGAAGTTCAAAGCAGGGACGATCGAGGTTGACTCAACCTCCCTGTCCGACGAAGCCTGTGCGTATATCTTCCAGAAAGGCCTGGAAGCAATCATCAACACGGTTGGGATGTCCAAAATCACCGGCCATACCAAAGCCTCACCGGAAGAGAAGGTGAAGATCGAAGCCGCAGTGGTTACCCAAGCCAAGAAGAACCTTGCCGATCTCAAGGCCGGGTCTCTGAAAGGCAAGAAAGCCAGCGGCGCCGACAAAGTCACCGGGGCGTTGCAGACCGAGGCGATGCGTCTCGCCAAGGAAATGGTCAAGGACCACATCCGGTCCATCGGCCATAAGCAAAACGCCTACAAAGCCTCTGAGATCACAGCGTATGCCAAGGAAGTCCTTGCCGGCAATCCGCGGTTGCTCAAGCAGGCGCAAGCCAATCTTGACGAGCGCGCTGCCGATGCCAAGACCAGCATTCCGCTGAACCTCAAGGACTTGTTCAAGGCCAAAGAGGAAAGTGGTGCGGATGTCAAGTCCAAGCCGAAGGGAGGCCGCAAAGCCAAGGCTGACGGGGAGGGTGCTCCTCTCTCTGCCAAGCAGTCTGGCAAGGTGGCTTCCAGGGCCAAGCCGAAGACGGAAGCGGTGAGCCACGGGCATACTGCGCACTAGTCTGTCGGGGAGGCATAGGTGTGATACCAACCCTAGGCCCATGCCTCCCCTTCCCCCTACCCCCAGTGAGAAACGGAACGCCTATCCGAACCGCGTATCACTGGGGGAATGACCTGAACTGAACCCGGCGCCAGCAGTGCCAACTGGGGAGAGCAATGAGGGAACGGTGCGAAGAAGCTAGTCTGTCGGGGAGCAGTGATACCAACCCTAGCACACAGCCGATCCACTACACATCCTCAGGATCTCCCCAGCTTTTCTCTTTCAAACAGGAGCGAACCAATGAACGATCATCCAAAAGAAGTCAAGCGTTGTGCTGACCGGATTGCGGAGGTGCTGGTCACTGAGTTCCCAGTACTGACACCTCCCGACAGCGTGTTTGTACTACAACTCTTGATCAACGAGATCATAGCCCAGGCTACCGAGGAGTTCTCCAAGTAACCGCGCACCCCATCCCCAAGAAGTGGAAAACGCCAAGACCCGAAAGGCAAAGTCCACTTAACCCAGGAGTAGACCCGAATGTCACAAGATTTCATTGCCCAGCTTGCCGAAGCCTATCGCGCCCAGCAGGCCGAACCGGAATATCTGCGGACCATTGCCGACCATGAAGCCAATGTTGGTCGGCTGAAGGATACAATTGATGATCGCCAGTCGATTATTGACAGTCTCCAAGCCAAGATCAGCGAGTTGGCTGGGGAAGTGGTCTCGCTTCGGGAGGAGAGGGACCAAGCATCCTTTCGCGAACTGGTGGCGAATGACGCGATTGGGCATATCAAGGCTGCTCTGGCGACGTTGGAGCCGGTGAAGCCTGCAGAGCCCACAACGTTGGGGGAGCCACAGGCTGGTACCAGTATGGACCCCCAGTCGTTGGCCGCTGGTCAGCCAACCCAGGCCGTGTCTGGCCCAATCGAGGGTGAGAGTGCCCCTCTCCCTACGACCTATCCGGACGTTGGGGGGACTTGGCAGAAGCCGTCAAGCGAGCCTTCGACGGTCCCCCCAGACCCCGCCGCGTTTACCTATCTCGACCCTCAGAGCCCTCCCCTCTCCCAGCCTGTCGCCTCGGAGCCTGTCTCGTCGTCCCCATCTGTCGAACCCTTGGTGTCTGTTCGGGAGGATAGGGAACCGGTGGACCCTATTGTCGAACCGCAAACTGGCTCCCCATTGCCAACTGTCCAATCCCAATCTGTTGGCTCACAGGACTCTGCGCCGATCGGATCCGTGCCAAGCAGCAGTGATACCAACAGTGATACCAACCACGAACAGGCATCCCCACCCCCTTTCGTTGGGGAGCCCCCTGGTTCTGCGCCATCTGCCACGGCTGGCATCGAACAAGGGCAGCCTAAGCCCTACGCCGGTCTATCCTACTCCGCCCTCGACTACCCAACCATCAACCGAGATGAATGGTTCGCCGGTGGCGGTTCCCTCGAAGGCTGGTATTCCTAATCACCAGCCCTGACCAGGGAAAATAAGGCTTGACAAAGACGCGATAATGTGATATAATGGACGGACAATGTGAGAAATCACGCTGTCCGTCCATTTTCGTTTTGGGGTCCCAAGAATGAAACGCCCATACCCAGCACCATTGGTGAAATGCCCGCGCTGCCAAGTCCAGGTTCGACTAGTCTCCGGCCTAGTCTGTCCCAAGTGCGGGCACAAGGAATACGAACAAGACTTGGATACCGATTGGCGATTGCACGATATCGACTTGTATCGCAAACGTGCCCCAGGCTCGGAGTGATCCCCAATGTCAATCGATCTGCTAGATCCCTCCAACGCCAAACCAACCTGTGATGCTTGGCTTCGCCATGGCCTGATCAGCGAAGGGTTCTACCTCCAATGCCTGGACCGGCTTGGATATTCCCCAGCCAACGCCAACAGCGAACTACGCAAGCAAAAACGGAGCAATCGGTGAACACCTATACCATATACTCGGAATGGTTCCTTCAACACTACGGTTACCAATTCCCAATGACCCAAGCCCAGTGGGACCAATACTGCCTAGAACCTCAACGTGACACCCGCTCTGCAATCCAACGCGACATCGACGACGAACGCAAGGAAGGATGGGCTTATGGTGACTGATCTGATCGACAGATGGCGTAGACAGAAGGCTGCTTATAGCCGTGCAGCGACCCACAACCCACAACCCACACGAGTAGGTATTAACCCAAAGCTCAGATCCCTAACCGACACCCCGATTGCATTGGTCCGTGTCCGAGCGGAGACCACACGACGTGCCAACCGTATCAAACCCTCCATGCCAAAGATGCCTTGGGAGGACGAGACATGATCGATCTCGGCTTCGACCCAGACTGCACCCCAGCCAGCAACCAGCGAGAGTTTATTGATCGGAGCTGGTATCAGACTACGGCCAAGCCTGAGCAGCCCGAGCCATGTTGGTCTTGCCTAGACATAGGATGGCTCAGGGCACCTTGGGCACCTGCGCATGAGCACATCGCGTGCATTACCTGCCACAACCCGAAAGGGCTCCCTAAGCCATGACCAATACAATCAAACTAAAGCGATACATCGTATTCGCTTACGAAGCATACTATCCAGGGGGTGGATGGTCTGATTACAAAGGGTCGTATGATTCTTGTGATGAAGCCTTCAGAGAAGCGGACAAGTTCGATATCGAGTATTGTGGAGGTATAGAAATAATCGATAGTGAGACCTGTGAAGATGTGTACGTATACAAGAAAGATCGGGAAGGCTTATTCGTATGACCATCCTCTATTCCTGCAAATCAGTCACTAGTGACGGCGGCAACTTCCGCATCACCAAATGGGACGACAACGAACCCATCACCACCTACCTCTGCACCACCACCGAATGTGACTGCCCCGCTGGTTCGCGCTCAACCTGTCGCCATCGCGAGATGCTCCCCAGGTTCATCGATCGTGGAGCAGTCAACACTGGCTGGCATTGGGACCATGACCGCGGTGGTTGGGTGGATAATCGGGATATGGTTGGGGAGGACCCAGGCCTAGGCTTTACCGTGATGTCCCTAGACGACCCAATAGCTCTCCACAACGCCATCGCAGAGGCCGTTGGTGAACCAGAGGCTCGTCTGTCCAGTAGCAGTGATACCAACCATAGGCCTGATACCAACCACCAACCACTCCCCGCGAAACCCAAACCATGGAGGCGGTTTTGAGCGTTCCACAACCCACCGACGATATCTCCACCGTGCTACTCAAAGCCAACATCAACCCCGACCTAGCCACCCCAGCCGAAATCGCCATGGCCGACCGCATGCTCCAAATCTACGAAAACGTGCGGGATGCTGGGAAGCACATGGCAATCTGGAAAGGAAAGCAAGGATGAAAGTCGAGATCTGCAAAGACGAACGCTACCCAGACTATTGCATACTTGAGCACACCACAGGCTTCATGATGGGCACCTCAGTTGTAGAAATCACAGACGAGGAATATGCCGAATACAAACGGGTGGATGCGCTGTACAACGAAATGCAGGACAAACTTGCTGAGCTCGGAGGCTTTCTATGACCACCACCCTCCAATCCTTCGCCCCACCCAACGCCATCCGCTGTTGGATGGATGACAACAACGTGTATGCTGAGGTCCCCAGCATCCATTCCCCGTGCATCCTCCGCTTCCCCATCTCCGAAGGCGGGCTCTCCAAATGCCTAGCCATCCTCGGCGCCCACCGGTCCGTGGAACACTCTGGCCCGATCTACAACTCCCGCCCCGCAACCAGCCAGAAACTCATGGCCGCAGGGGTGACCCAGGCGGATATGGATATCGCGACGAGCACGTTGAAGCGGATCGGAGTTGGGAAATGACCAAAGCCGGCCTAGCCATATTCATCCTAGAAATCATCGGTATTTGGAGACTCTTCAAAAAATACTTCGGGGACCAAGCTGGCCCAGCCACAATCGAGGAGTTCCTTGCACGAGCAACCCTGGAAGACGTCATCCGTCTAACAATCCACCAGCGCGGTGCTTTCTTTGGTTTGTGCCTAGCAACCATGGGAAGGTTATTCCAATGACCAGCGTGGACGACCTGCTAACCGAACTCTCCGAAACCGGTTGGCAAATCTCCTGGCTGTTCCAATTCGCCCCAGACCACTGGCGGTGTTCCCTCGTCTGTCCCGCCGCTGATCCCGACTCCGACAGCCACCTCCTCAAATCCTGCGCCGACGCCCCAACCCTCGCCAGCGCCATCGAAGACGCCATGCACGCCATGGCCGAGAAGCTGGAGCCGAGTTCAGTAGAGTGGAGTATTGACATCTCCCGACCCAAACTCGACCTATCCACCCTGACCCAGAAGATAACCATCCAACGGAGGTTCTGATGAAATTCAAAGTCATCCTTGTCAAAGGCACCCGCACCGTCATCGCCGACTACGCAAAGATCGAGAACGGAGCGTTGATACTTCGCAACGAAGGGAAGTATGGCAACTTCCCTGGGCTGGTTTGTATGTTTGCCCAAGGACGTTGGTTTGAGGTTGTGGTTCTACACGGAGATGACCGATGATCGACTGGTTCGGCCGAAAGGCGAAGGCGAGGATAGCTAAGCTCGAGGAAGACAACGCTTATCTGCACATACTGAATCGTAAGTTGAGTGAACAGTGGGCATTAAGCAACTCAGAGCATAATAGCATAGCCAAAGCTCGAGAAGACAACATCACCAAGCTAGTCCGCTCCCTCCGCGAACTCGACCAACTCATCTACCAAATGCAAACCTCTGGCTCTGCCGACCAACTCCGCTCCGCAGTCAACCGTGCCTGGGCCATCACCGAAGTTCGAATGAAAGCGGAGTCAGCGCGGATCGAAGCTTTGCTCATCCCAGAAATCATCGCCACCTACTCTGACCAAGCTAGTCTGTCCTCATTATACCAACCACAGGAAGCTGCCCTATGCCCTTCCACTACGAAACCACCGCAGGTCTCCCCACCATCGGGATCACTTATCTCAAAATGCTCGACCGACTCCGCGAACTCCAAGAAGACGCAGCCATGATGGCCCACCTACTCCAAGCCGAGGGTGGGGATCGCAACACTCGTCTGGCGATGGGCTGGCTGACCATTTCCGAGAACTACAAGATGAATGAGCGGATCATTACTGCCCTAGCCCAGGGAAGGATGAACTAACCATGACCACCTGCCCCCAGTGCGGCCACCACATCCTCCAGCTCACCCCAACCCTCCAACGGGTGTTCGAATACATCCTCACCCACCCCGGCTGTGGACCTTCCGACATAACCAGCGCAATCTACGGTAGCGGATACACCGTCTACGCGAAGTCCGCTACCCTAAGCAACGTCAACCGGTTGGTAACCGCCCTAGTCCCCACCCGCTATACTCTAATCAAACACAACTACTCCAACGGCAAAGCCCGTCTTGTCATGTACGCCATAGCTACAAAACCAACAACAATCCCTGAGTCCCCAGCAACTGAAAGCACCTTCCATGGCAATGTCTAACTCCCTACAGTCCTACCCGGACTGCATTGACTTCTTCGAACGAGTATCCGACGACCCCAAAGGTGGCCGGATCCCGATGGGCACCTACGAAAAAGCCTTCGAGTTCCGCCATCGATGCAACTACGCGCGAAAGCTCCATCGCGAGTTCAACAAAACCGTGTATGAGAAGGGTCACAAAATGCACGGGAGCAGTGAATACGACCACATGTGTCTGCGGATCAAGGAAGATGATGAAGGCAACTACTGGGTCTATGCGGAGCGGTTGGCATTGGCGGTTGGGGAGATCGAACTCCTGAGCGAGATCGATGACACTCCGCAGTTGGCCGGTCCGGCTCCGAGGTTGATGATTGAGAACCTAACCAAAACGGAACGTGACTAATGGCCACCAAACCCCCATCCACCAGCTACCTAGCCCTCTGGCAAGCCGCGGACCGGGAGGAAATCGGGCTCAAGATCACCGTCAACGATGACGACCGGCGAAAGTTCGTTGCCGATCTCTACCTCGCCAGGGAAGAGTTCGGCGGGTTCGACCATATGATGATCATGCAACCCATGCCACCAGGAACGGTGTTTATTATTCACGAGACAACGGAGGTACCGGAATGAAATGGATTTTATCTGTGCTCACGGCGGGTGCAATGCAGGCCTTCTTGGACATCGCCTTACCGATTGAGACCCCAAGATCAGTCGTAATCGGTCTGGGCGGTTTGGTAGCATTGCTCTGGTCACGTATTGACGACGCTCTTCGTCGGGAGGTACCGGAATGAGCACCAACGAACCATTCGGCCGCCAGCCCAAGCCGGTGAAGGTGATCTTCGAAGGTGAGCCCGAAGACGTCAACCATTTCATGCACATGCTTGGCAGCTACATCGAACACAAAACCCTGCATCAAGTAGGCTGGGATCGCACCAGTGGCCACTTCACCATCTACCCGAGGGCTGTCAATGACTAACGAACCCAACTGCATGAACTGTAAATTTGCCATCCACGCGGATTTTGGTTATTCCGACTACACAACCGAAGGGACAACCTTGTTCTGCGCGAAGAAACTCCATCCAGCCGGAGACTTCGATCAATTCTATGGGGAAGACCTAAGAATGCACTTTGCCATTGACTGTTCTGGCTTCGAGGAAGGTGAAGGTCCCTGCGTGTCCGTGGAAAGAAGCAATGTCGACGAGCTAACCGAGGAGCAAAGGAAGATATATGCTATGAGGGAAGTAGAATGACTAACGAACCCGATACCAACAGTGATACCAACAGTGATACCAACCATGAGCCTGAGCCCCCTTCCGACGAACCCTCCACCATCGACGAACTCATGGCCCGCATCGACGAGGAAATCGCATTTGGCTCCGGTATCGTCCAGCCCAAGTACATCGATGCGGTGATCGCCTACCAACGCCAACAGCGGGCCAAGCGAATGTCCGGTGGTCGAACCAAGAAGGCTCCCAGCGAAGGCCCAGCGTTGGATGTGACTGCTTTGTTGAACAAACCGATCGTGAAAATCAACAGGAGGTTTTGACATGACCCAAAACGACGACACCGACGAAATCATCACTGCCCTGCACTACTGGCTCCAATCCCAAGACATTCCCCGGCAACGCTGGGGCTACATCTTCGCCACCGCGGCCGGGAATGAGATAAAGACACTCATAGCCGAGAACCACAATCCGGAATACACCACCATGGGTCAGGTAATCCTAACCACAGCGCTGGTTCGGGCTTGCTCATGACCGAACCAATCCTCCCACCATCCCCATTCCTCCCAGGCACCAAGATCCAATTCGCCTGGGACTCAACCTCCATCAACGCGATCAAACTCTGCCCTAGGCTATACCAGCTCACCATCCTCGAAGGCTGGGTACCCAAGGACGAGTCCGTTCACCTCAGGTTTGGGATCGAATATCATGCCGCTATTCAGGATTACGAGAATGCAAGGGCCAATGGACTTCCACGCGACGACGCTATCCGTGAGACTGTTGGGAATCTGCTTAAACGCTCACGTGATTTCGACCCGGACCCGACCACCAAAGCGGGTAGGTATAAGAATCCGGAAACCCTTCGGCAGTTGGTGGTTGATTATCTTGACCACTTCCGCGACGACCCATGCAAAACCGTGATCCGGGAAGATGGTCGGCCCATGGTCGAGCAGAGCTTCCGGTTTGAACTGGAATGGGGGCCAAGAGCAGGCACCATAGAATGTCATGTATGTGGTGGCACAGGCTTTGTTGGGCCACACAACTATGATGGTGTGTGTTCGAACTGTGGAGGCCAAAAGTTAGAAGGCCCTCCCCAACCCTACCTCCTCTGCGGCCACCTCGACCGAGTAGTCACCTTCAACGATGACACCTACGTCCTGGACCACAAAACCACCGTAACCGAACCGACCCAATACTACTTCTCCGGGTTCTCGCCGAACAACCAAATGACCTTGTACTCCCTAGCGGGCCAAGTCGTTCTTGGTTCCCCAATCCGCGGGGTGATCGTCGAAGCGGCCCAGGTGCTTCTCGAAGTCCCCAACCGGTTTGTTCGTGGCTTCGCCTATCGCTCAGACCAAATCATCCACGAATGGCTTGGCGACCTCGAATACCACCTAACCTGCGCCGAAGACTACGCCCGGGCCAACTACTGGCCCATGAATGACATGGCCTGCGGGATGTACGGAGGGTGTAAGTTTCGAGAGGTTTGTTCCAAGAACCCGGAAGTACGGAAGCATTACCTAAACGCAGATTTTGTTCAATTACCGGAGGAAGATCGATGGAACCCGTTGAAAAGCCGGTGAAAGCCTTGGCCCGACACTGCCCGACCTGCGGCGCCACCAACCTAACACTAACCCCCGACGAACCGATCGAAGGCTGGAGCCTACTATCCTGCACAGATTGTGGCAGGGCCCTGGAGATTGGCCGGCCTGGAGTCGGGCCGTTGGTCGATCCAGAATGGAAGGAAAGACCGGTATGACCCAACCCTGTGCCAACCTAAACCCCGAAGCCAAGACCACAGTCAAGCACATCTTGGAGCACATACTCGACCCAGTGAGTCAAGAAGATCGCAGAGAGATCATTGAACACCTGTGTAGTAAGTATGATATCGACATGTACCCTGCCTGGGCATGGGATCATGACTAACCAACCCCGCGCTATCCTCCCACTCCTCCGCGCCCGTGTCATCGACATCGATCGAGCCACCGGATCCTTCAAACTCGCCATCGGCGGATCCACAACCATCACCATATCCCTGCCAGCCACTCTCGATGCCTACGACATCCGCGATGGGGATTTGTTGACCCTTTACACCGAGGTCTTGCTCACTCAACCAAAAGGAACATCCTAATGAAAGCCCAGATAGAGCTTAGCCAAGAAGATATCTACAAAGCAATCAATCAGTACATTGAACAGCATTTACAAATTACAATCAACCCTTCCGACGTTGTGATCGAAACCAAAAGTAAACAGAACTACAAATCCGAATGGGAAGTCGCTGCCATCCGGGCTAGCTTCACCTCAACCCCAGGACCAACTTGATGCCCTCCCTGGCCGACCATCAAAGTAACACCCTCACCAAACTCCTCCTCATCGGCGATGCCAAAACCCGCAAGACAACCTCCCTCGCCTCCCTCGTCGCCGCCGGCTACCACCTGCGCATCCTCGATCTCGATAACCTCCTCGACCCACTCAAGAACCAAATCCTCCGGACCTGCCCAGACAAGATCGGCAATGTGGAGTTCCGTACTCTCCGCGACATGTATAAACCATCCCCAACCGGCCCGGTAGTCGATGGCAAAGCCACCGCCTTCATCAACTGCATGAAAATGCTCAACCATTGGAAATACGACGAAGTGGATCTCGGCCCCCCAACCGACTGGGGACCAGAATACATCCTCGTCATCGACTCCCTCTCCCGACTCTGCGACGCCGCTCACGACTTCCACGACCAAATCGCCCGGCCAGGGAAATCTGGCGAAGTCGACAACCGGTCAATCTACAAAGACGCCCAAGACGCAATCGAGATGGTCCTATCCAATCTAACCAGTGCAGCCTTCGAAACCAACGTGATCGTCATCGCCCATGTGGCTTATCTCAACCAGCCCGATGGGTCGTTCAAAGGCTTCCCTCAAGGCGTTGGCCAAAAACTCTCCCCAAAGATCCCGCAATACTTCTCTTCAGTTCTGCTTTGCCAAAACAAATCCGGCAAGATCGGTATCCGAACCTCCTCAACCCCGATGATCGATCTCGCCAACCCAAAGCCGTTCGAGATCGGTACCGACCTATCCATCGAAACCGGCCTAGCAGAATTCTTCTCCACCCTCCGTGGTCCCACGACCGTCGCCGCGGAGGCTAAGCCCAAGACGGTTACATTAACGCGTAGAGTATAACACCCAACCCAACCTCAAGGAACCCTCCCCAATGTCCTTCAACTTCGAAGACGTCCTCAACCGCAATGTCGATGAAATCAAGCCTCCCCCGCTCCTCCCCGAAGGAACCTATCTCTGCTCAGTCATGGGCCTGCCTGAGCAAATCGTCTCCAGCAAGAAGAAAACTCCAGGCCTTCGTTTCAAGCTCAAAGTCCTCCAGCCCCTGGAAGACGTCGACCCCGAAGAACTCGCCAAGCTGGAAGGCGGAATCAACGGCAAGACCCTGAACAATGATCTCTGGGTAACCGAGGATGCTCTGTTCATGATGAAGCAGTTCGTCGAACACTGCGGATGCCTGGAGGAAGGGGCATCCCTCTCCACCTGCATCGACAATACCCCGAACGCGTCGGTGTTGGCGTTTATCAAGCATGATCAGCAAGAAGGCTCGGACCGGGTCTTCGCCAAGATCCAGCGAACCGCGCCGGCCGTAGACTAACCCTCCCCCAGCCTGGGTGTAGCGCGAATGCTACACCCTTCTTTTTGGAGAACTGAGAATGAGCAAATACCCGAAAGCGTTTGATGTGTCCGCGATGGAAGCCGAGATCAACTCTCCCGAACTACGCCCTGGAGGTATTACGTACGTGACAGAACCAGAACGCCACCCCCTCCTAACCACCCGACAATCCACCCATGGCGACTTCGCCGAGAACGCCCTGGTTTCCCAAATGCTCAAGCGATGCTTTCGTGCATCCACAGGTTGGGACCGGTTGACCGATGTGGAACGCGAAGCCATGGACATGATCGCGTTGAAGTTCTCAAGGATCCTCAGCGGAAAGTCCATGGAGCGCCAGCATTGGGAAGACGTGGTTGGGTATGGGAAGCTCGTGGAAGATCTCTGCAAGTGAAACCGATAGTCCTTATAGGTGAGTGTTGGGGAGAAAACGAAGCCAAGATCAAACGCGGCTTCTGCGGCACCACCGGCTGTGAACTCCTCCGTATGCTCAACGACGCTGGGGTGATCGACTTCACCCCAGCCGACCACGCCAACATCCAATCCTTCTGGGCCACCCGAGACCCTTGGCCCCTCGACCGCATCTGGACCGCCCACCCAGAACTCTATCGAACCAACGTCTTCAACCTTCGCCCACCTGGGAATGATCTCAGCGAACTCTGCGGGCCCAAAGCAACAGGAATCCCAGGATATGGAAAACTTACCAAAGCGGGATATGCACAGATGGGTTATGAGTCGGAAATCATACGGCTTGGTGATGAAATTCTTCATGTGGATCCAAATCTCATTGTGTGCCTTGGCAACGCTGCTATTTGGGCTCTCCTGGGTAACACCGGCGTTACTAAGCTTCGTGGCACCACTGCTAGTAGTTCTCACTGTGTTGCTGACTATAAATGCCTGCTTACTTACCACCCTTCCGCGGTCAACCGACAATGGCAACTCCGACCAACAGTAGTCGCGGACCTGAGCAAGATCCTCACCGAAAAGGAAACCCCGAATGTCTCCCGCCCCAAAGTCGAAATCTGGATCGAACCGACCATCGAAGACATCCAAACCTTCTTCCAGCAACACATTATTCCAGGCCGCCTTGTTTCGGTCGACATTGAAACAAGCGGGACGCAGATTACCTGCCTGGGTTTCGCTCCCAGACGAGACCTTGCGATTGTTATTCCAATCCATGACTCACGTGCAGACTCGGGAAACTATTGGCCTACTAAAGACCTTGAACGACAATGTTGGAGCCTTATACGTTCGGTGCTTGAGGATCCAGCAGTCCTCAAAGTCTTCCAAAACGGACTCTACGACATTGCCTTCCTCCTCCGGTCATATGGGATCCGTGTACTTGGAGCAGTCCACGACACCATGCTCCTCCACCACGCGCTCCAACCGGAAAGCTTGAAGAGCCTGGGATACCTGGGGAGTATCTATACCAACCACGGTCCATGGAAGAGCGAACGGAAGAAATCGGATACAATCAAAAGGGATGAATAACATGCAATGGATAAGCCTACCTTCCCCATTCCCGGATATGAAATGCTGGGGGGCTGTGCGCAAACCTTTCCAGTATGTCATTTCCTACGACGAACAAACACTGAAATGGAATGTAAGCTCAAAAGAGTATCCCAATGCAACAAAGCGCCATGACATTGGAGAATACAACACAAGAGCTGACGCTGAGCTTGCATGTGTCGCTCATTGGTCAATCAACCACCAATGAAAATCATCCACACAGAAACCACCAATCCAAATGATATCGGCAACCAATGGCTTCGGGACCAAATCTACAACGGACTGGACTGCGTCGTCACCCTCGAAGTCCTGGAAGAAATCCTCCCGAACCTCGACCCTCTCACCTCCGCGACCTACGCATTTAGCCGGGCCCTCCAAGGCCCAGTCCTAGAAATGCGACTTCGCGGAACGCTAGTCGATAAACGCCGGAGTAACGAGGTAGTCGCGGACTTCTACGACAAAATCGACTATCTCGAACGCCAGCTAAACCGAATCGTCCTCGACGGTGTCGGGATGCCCACGTTCAGTTGGCGCTCCAATCCAGATGTAATGAACCTCTTCTACAACCATCTCCAAATCCCCACCATCCGCCGCCAAGGCCGGCCCACCTGTGATCGCGAAGCCCTGGAGAAGCTCCGTGCCTACACCGTCGCCAAGCCGATTGTAGCTCACATCATTGCCCTACGCGAAATCTCCAAGAAAATCGATGCCCTCCAAATGGGAGTAGACCATGACGGAAGAATGCGAACATCCTACAACATCGCCGGAACTAACACTGGCCGTTTTAGTTCTAGCTTCTCTGAATTTGGCACTGGCGGAAACTTTCAGAACATCGAGGAGAGCCTTAGAAGTGTATTCGTTGCTGACCCAGGATGCAAATTCGCCAAGTTCGACGCGAAGTCTGGGGAGTCCTATATCGTCGGAGCCATTGAGTGGAACCTTTTCAAAGATGGGAGATACCTAGATGCAGTTGAATCTGGAGACGTGCATACAGCAGTTGCTCGAATGTGCTGGCCAAGTCTTCCGTGGACGGGAGAATTGGTCAGAGATAAGCATATCGCGGAACAACCCTTCTATCGTCATTATACATACCGATTCATGTGCAAGAAACTTGGTCACGGATCCAACTACCTCGGCCAGCCAGAAGAGCTCGCTGAGCAAACCAAGCTCCCAGTTCGGATCGTTGCCGGATTCCAGCCAAAGTATTTTGGCGCATTTCCGGGACATACAAGATGGCACATTCACGTTGACAATGAACTCCGAAGATCGGGTAAGCTTGTATCATTTGCTGGAAGAAAACGATGGTTCTTTGGCCGGCGTTCAGATCCAGAGACGCTCAGGGGAGCTATTGCTTTTGATCCCCAGGGAAGTCTCGCAGACATCGTGAACCGCGCGATGCTCAGAGTGTGGATGGGTCGGCGGGCACCATATGTCGTTATGTTCCAAGACCACGACGCGTTGACATTCATGTACCCGGAGGAGGCCGAAGACACCGTTGTCCCCATCCTCGCCGCGGCCTTGCCGGAGACCATCCCTCTCCAGCACGGCCGAACCATGACCATCCCCTACGATTGCAAAACTGGCTGGAACAAAGGCGATGCAAGTGCCGATAACCCCGATGGACTCCGCGACTACACCGGCCACGACCAACGGTCACGCACTCCGGAAGTGTCAATCCTGGATCGAATCATTCGTAGATAGCACCTCCCAGCTAGAATCCCCATACATCTTCCGTCTCTGGGCTGGGATCTCGGTAGTCGCCGCGGTGGTGGAGCAAAAGGTCTGGATGATCAGCCAGGGGGACCGGTTGTATCCGAATATCTATTGTGGACTAGTTGCCCACCCAGGTGTCGGCAAAACCCGAACAATCTCCAGGGCCAAACGCTACTACATGCAAATCCCAGAACCCCTCCCCGCGCCAACCTCAATGTCAGCCTCGTCAATGATTGACGACCTCGACAAATCCAAGCGTTCCATGCTCCACATGCCCGAGGGGAAAATCGAATACAACACAATGTACATAACCGCGGACGAGCTAACCGCGTTTATGCATAAGTACAGCGAAGAAGCCATGGGGTTTATCAATCACTGCCACCTCTGTGAACCCTACGGACAAACCCGGCGCACTGGGCAGATCAATATCAAAATAAAACGCCCCCAGCTCAACATGATCGTCGGTGCCCAACCAAGTATATTAATGGACTACCTCCCCCCATCCGCCTGGGACCAGGGATTCTGTTCCCGGATCATCTTCGTCTTCAGCGATGAAAGGACCATTGGCGATGATTTCAGCGAAACACATAACACTGACCTCAGCCCTGATCTTGTACACGATTTGCTGTGTATCTCTGGGCTGGTGGGCCAATTCGAGGTCACAACGAAGTTTCGTGATGCAATCACCAATTGGAGATCACTTGGGGAGCCTGATGTGCCAACCCATCCCAAGCTCATCCATTACGCTACTCGGAGACGGGTCCACCTGTACAAACTGGCCATGGTGTCGGCCATCGAAAGATCGGATGTACTTCTGCTCACCGTTGACGACTTCAACCGAGCGCTAGGCTGGCTTCTCGAAGCCGAGCAAACCATGCCGGATATATTTAAGGCTGGTGCCGGCAACGCGGATGCCCGAGCCATGGACGAAATCTACCACTACGTCCTAACCTTCGGCAAACCCATTCGCGAAGGCAAGATCATCATGTTCGCGAAGGACCTCGTCCCCGCCCATTCCCTGGACCGGCTTCTCAAAAACATGGAAAACGCGGGAATGCTAGTCCCAACTACCGCTGGGAACTATCTGACCGGTCAGCGAATGTGGCGGGCTGCGAAGCCAAGGATGGACGGTGGGGAGGATTAGCATTGGGCTGTCGCGAGGATCGGGCATGGCTACCCGGATCTCTGGGAGCGCGGAGATGGAGGGACACCGCGTTGATCAAGAGCATGAAGTCGGCAGCGACCAGTTGAACAACCAAAGTCCAAATACTCGGCACCAACGCCTGCGCCCCCGATGCCAGCGCCGCGATGTAGAACAACCCCCTACGAACCCATCTCAGCCACCGTGGATCACACGAGTTCACCGGGTCGAACTCGGTTTGCTGGGCCACGTAGACCAATAGGGTCATGCAGAAGAAACTCGCTACCCTAAACACAACCAGCGCGATAGCCGGATCAAAGACTTGGTCAATCATTCGCGGGACCCTTTGCTTGAAACAACCGCCATTCCTTTGCCTTGTCAACGATGAACTGACAGAAGATAACTCCGGTGATGCCGAGAATCGCCCCGGCGGTTTGCTCAGAAACGCCTAGGTAGTGTTCCACAGCTTCATGGAAGTAGTTCGCTGTGAACATGCCGATGTACACCGTGCCAATGATCTCCACAGGCTTAGCCAGTCGGCGAAGGAAGGAACTGGCGACACCGCCAAGACCACCCCCAATGATGGCTTGAATATGCAAACCCAAGTTGTGGAAAAACCCAGGGTCGTTTTCCATATGGCCCAGCCTTAATGAGGAACCTCGGTGAGTACGCTGAGCAAAAGCAACAATCGGCCTGGGTTGATCAAATGGGCCGGCACCGGCAGAGGCCAAGGGAAGATCCCAGCCTTGCGCAGGCCTAGCGCTACCTTGGCGGAACAGATAGCATGGTTGAGCTCGTGGGCGTGGAAGGGAATGGCGAAGCCGAGAATCGCTCGCCAGTCATAGGGCTCCCCAAGGCTGGCCCGCATGTAGGAATAGAAGGCATCCGCCTGGGCTTGGGTACAGGCCAGATCAACCCAGAGATCACAGGGCCGGCCATTGGGAAGGGTCCGGATCTGGCCGGTGTCATATCCTTCCGGTAGCTCCTGCATCCCAGCTTTGACCGCGTTGACATGGGCCTCCCCAAACTGGCCGATGTGGGTACCCTCCGGTGTAATCCCTTCTGCGTGCCCCGGCGCGAACGGCATGAACGTTCCTTCGCTAATGGCGATGGCGTCCGCGGCCCAGCCTTCATGGAGGACGAAGCGAATAGTGATCTTCGGCCCAGCCGGAATTGGCAATCTAATTGGCATTGGTCTTATCCTTATTCAGCCTAGCACTCAACGCGTCAAGATGATTTTGGATTTCGATCAGCTTATCATGCAATGTAAAATTCCCTCCGAGCTGAGCTTGTATCTCCTTGATATCCGCTTGCATCCTCGTCTGTCGATCTTTCTCTGCAGACCATTGTTGATCGTGCTCGGACCGTGGGACTATATCATGTTCGTCACGGAGAACCTGGGCCGCGATCAACTCAATCCTACCCTCGATCCGGCGAAGAAATTCTGCGTGTTCTTCTTTCCGCAGGTAGCTACCTTCCACACCTTCGATGGTATGCTTCAAATCAGAGATCTGAAGCTGTTGTGTGCTATAGCTAAACGTAAAGAACCCACCGGCCCCAGCGAGGACAGTCCCAGCAACGGTGGTAACGGCGATTAGATTGCCTCGTGAGACATAACCGTTTTCCTGCACTGCCATGGAGTCCTCGCCGGGTTTGGTTGGGTTAGCTCAGCTTCGCCGAGTTCGCACCACCCGGATTCAGATGGGTCATCAATTCCGCAAACCCAGCTTCCCAGTTGAACCCGCTCTTCGTCGAGCTGGTAGTGAACAACGCAGCGTTGAGGATCTTCTCCAACGCAGGCAGCCCAGCAGCGATGAACGGGCTGGCGACCCCGGCACCGGGGACGAGACTAATCACAATCGGCACCACCGCGTTGACGGCACCTTCCACAGCGTTGACAGTTCCTTCATCAATCGGCATAGTCGTCTTTCCTTTCACAGAGGGTTGTCGAACCAGGAAGCTTCTGCCTCCCGACGTTTGGTTAGGCCAGAATTGACCTCCCCACCTGCATGGTTGTATTGCAGGATACGTTCTTTGGCACTGGTGTAGTCACCAGCTTGGATGAGTTGCCCAAGCCCGGCTTTCATCCAGGCAGTGCCGGAATTGTAGGTCAGATCGGTTAGGGCTTGCTTGACGCCCTTGGGAGCATTAGGCGCGAAGCTCTCCACAGCGGCCTCGGCCTTGGCGAGTTCTTCGTTCAGGCGGGTTTCAGCTTCGGCCTCGGTGATGGTTTCATCCGGCCCGGTGGCTTTGGTTCCATACCCGATTGAGTATTGCTTGAAATCCCCATACGCCTTAGCCGAGAACCCTTCGAACTTCTTCACAGCGGCGACTAGCGCTGGGTCGATCACTGGGGTTGGAGCGGTAGGCACCGGCACAGCGCTGGGCTTGGTCTGTGGCACCACCTCGGTTGACGAGGATTTGAGAATGACCGGGAGCTTGGGTGGCGGGGTGATCCCCTGACTCAATGCCAGCTTGGCGAGATCATGAGCAATCCCCAGCGCTCGCCAAGCCAGTGCCATCAAGCCCAGCGTAACGCCACCGAACACGGCCATCGCGGCGATTAGTAACGGCATTACTTCGGTTAGGCTCATCGTTCAACCTTTCGTTGAGTTTGCCCACGGGTAGCACCGCGGAAGACTTCCATTGGGGAGTGGGGATGGGCTTGGTGGTTGACAAGGTCGATGCCGAACTTAACCGCGTTGTTGAGAGTATGCGGGGCCATACCGGTTCCGTCACCGATTAGGTTTAGCATATGCCCCACAGTCCGTCCAGCATTCTGGCGAGACCAGGATTTGTTCCCTTTGCCGAAGTCCCTCGCCACGTTGGCGACATCCTGGAACGGGGCACCGAGGAGACCCGCTGAGACATCGCGACCGTGGACAACGGCCTGGACCAGATCGCGGAGGTAGAGAACACTAGTCGAGAGGCCCAAGAATGCCCCCGCAGCGAGGTGTTGTCCCCAGCCCTTTTTGTCCTGAGTGGTTAGGCCGGTGACGGCTTCCTCGACGATGGTCGGCCAGACCACGTAGGTCATCACGTCGGCTAACAGTCCAGGCAAATGTGCTGCTGCTGCTGACCATTGCTTCTGGCGGCCAAGCTGGTATGTGTCATTCAGATCATGCGCGATCTCGATCCTCCGCTGCATGTTGGTCCCGAAGAACCCATACACCGAAGTGAACCAACGCTGGAGTCCGGCTTTGTTGGAAACGAACAATGGCTGGTTAGTGGCTGCTGTGGACCCGTGGGCTCGCCGGACTGCGCGATCGCCGAGTTGGACAGCCGTGCCAAAGTCATTCCCAGCCGCGATAGCCTCATTAAACGCCGCGGTCCAAGTGGGTTTGGCCGACATCATGTCGGATTTGGCAACCAGCCAAGCCCCCTTCTCCATCATGAAGTTGCGAACTGCCTGGGCCGGGTTGGTTTGGATACCGAGTTTGTCGAGTTGGCCACGGATGGCTTCTTGCCAGTGGCGCTCCCGACGTTGGAGTTCTTCAGAATGGGTCATCGCGAACTTGGAATTGGTCATGGTTAGGTCTGGGGATTTGCCGTAGTAGTGCATCAGCGCGTTGGCGAACTTAACCGGTCCGACTTCCCGACTGGACATAACCAACGCAGTTGGCCCATGCTTGAGTGCGGTGTAGGGATTGAACGCGATCAAGCTGGAGATTACATTCTGACGAAACACTTCGGCTAGGTTGGCCCAGCCAGCCAAGGCCTTAGACGGTATTGACTCTGCCCCGGCGATGCCATGGAGGTATGGTTCGAGCAGATCCCGGTATTCCTCGCCATAGTGTTTGAGAACCTCCGCGCGGAAGGCCTTGCTGGAGAAGATCTTGTTGGTCTCCAGCAACACTTCGCGGTAAGCAATATCATGGATCATCTGTTGAAGCCGAGCTGGGACCATGTCAAAGTTGAGTTCGAGCGGGTAGGTGGCACCGGTACGTTTCATGGTATACCCATTCGACGTCGACGCATGAAAGTAATCCCCATCATCCACTGACCCGCGCTTCCCGGTTGGCCGCCGAGTCCAGATCCCGGTGTCGTCATCCTTCTCCCAAACCTCCTCGCGCCGGGAATCTTTGATCAACGGATGGTACCAGCCCGGCATGGTGACTGGCCCTTCGCGGGTGTTGAAGGTGACTGGTTCCAGCGGGATCTTCTGGACAGTCGCGCCGGTAAGACGTTCGTAGACACTGTCGGCCAGTTTGACATAGTGTTGGAAGATCCCACCCAGCTTCTGTGCTCGGTCGATATCATCCTGGGTAACGTTCTTCTCCAACCAAGCCCAGAGCTTAGCCGGGTCCTCCCCAAACCCCTTGGCCAGCACGGTCCAGTTGGACTTATTCCCGGCGTTCTGGAGCATAGCCAGGACGTTGTTTCGCGTGAAGTTGGAATAAGGCTCCCCATCTGGGTTGGCTTCGGTTCGGGTTAGATGATCATTGAACGGGGAGGCCACGGTTTTGTTCAGGTCTTTGGGTCGGCCTAGGGCTTTGAGCTGATCAGCCGCATCGCGCTCGAGAACGTTCTTGTAGTTGGACGCCTTGGCCAACGGGTAGGTGATATACCGGTTGAACACGCCTAGGGCGTCCCCACGATCCCAACGGTTGAGCAAGGTCTCCATAACCGTCTGGCCCGCGAAGAAGGACCTGGGGAGCTTGAGGAACTTGTCCACGGCTCCGACGGTGGCTTTGTAAGCTCTCATCTTGAAGGTACCAAGCTGACCCATCATCTGGCCCATCACCGCTGCCCGATCCGCGACCTCCCCAGCAGCGTAGATCTTCTTTTCATCCCGGCCAGCTTTGACCAGCCCATCGATGGTACCTTTGAACGCCATGAAGTCGGAATGGGTTAGTTCATCAATGGGCTTCTTAAACGCCGGATCATCCAAGATCCACCCAGCGATTGGGAGTTCCCGCAGAGCCGCCCCGCCACCCAATGACCATTCAGCTTCCTTGGCGGATTTGAAATCCCCAATGGTCTTTTCGTTCTGGCGCCCAATGTTCTCGGCGAGATCCTGGGGAAGCCTTTGGATTCTATACCCAACCCTACTAAGCATATCATGAATCCAATTAGCATACTCCGCAGTGACCGACGGTGGTTCCCGCTTGCCCATTGACTTCGCGGTTCGATCCAAGCTAGCCCGGGCCTTTTCATAATCCCTAGCCATCTTCGCGGCGATCACGGTGTGATTCCGCTGCTGGCTCAGGCGATAAGCCTCGGCCCAGTCACCTTTGGACCCGGCTTCCTCAATCTTCTTCCCCAGCTTGCCTGCGTTCTGGAGGAGTTTGTCAGATTTGATCTGGCCGACCGGGACGGAATCGAACGCTTGCCGAACCATGGCCCGGGTTTGATCCAAGGTGAACTGCGGTTCCTGCCCAGCCTTGACCGCGAATTGCATGGTCTCCTCATGAACCAACCTAAGCTGAGTCTCACTCAACGCCTGATCCTTGGCCTCATCCAAGATATGCTTATCCCGATCCCCGAACTCCTGGTTAAGTCTTCGGTCAGTCTCCACATCAATGGATCGATTGAGGTAATCGCGCTGGGACATACCAGCTCGTCGCCGTTCTTCGGTAAGCATACCAAGGCGCTCGACCATGGCATCGCCAGAGGTAAAGCCAAAGTAAGGAGCAAGGTCATCTGGGTTGACTCCGTTTTTCTTTTGGAGGTAGTCTTTGGGGAGGCGCGAACGCTGGTCTTCGGAAAGGTAGGCCGGGTCGATTTTCACAGAGTATTTGGTTAGGACCGCGTCTAGAGCCAGATCGGGCCGAGAGGACATTTGCTCTCGGACTTCATCGCGGAGAACAGTCCGACGTTCTTTCCAGTCTTTATTGGACCGGCGCCGTTGGCGAACCTCGGCCCGGCGTTGGGAAGCTTCGAAGTCCTTCTCGTTCCGTTCGCGGATGAGATCGTGCATGCGCTCCATGTGAGCGTCGGTCACGCCGAGAGCTTTGCCCCGGGAGTATAGGCCGAAGGGTTCTTCCTCGCCAGCTTCACCAGACTTGGCCGTTGGCTGCTCAGCTGCGGGCCCAGGACTTGGCTGTTCAACAGGCTTGCTGGGCCCGGCCAAAGCCTGACGCTCAGCATTGCTCGCATCCAACTTCCCGCGGTCCCAAGCAGCTTGCTCAGCTTCGTTGCCGCCACGAGGCTCTCCGCGGAAGCCCTTGTCATACCAGGGAAGGTGCTGGGGAGCAACCTCCCGAGCCATTGGTCCACGAGATGGCTTTTCACCTTCCCCAGCCGATGCCAAAACCCGCCCTGAACCACCGTCCCTACTCTGCTTTAAATACTCTCTAAGCCTTCTAATTGCCACGTTATAGTGCATATAGTCCGTAGATTCCACATCATCCCCCAGCTTCTTTGACTGGGCTTTGTCTCGTAGTAATTGATCGAGTCTAATCTTAGCGTGTCGGGGTGACTGAAATGATTCGGGCCCTGCTATGTCATTGGCTAAGTCTGAGCTCGCCAAAACCTGCTGGCCCAGGCCTTCATCCTCCCCTTCGCGCCGTCCGACCCTGCCAGCATCGATCTCCTTGAACAGCTCCTCCCAGGTGAAGTCTTTGCCAAGGACTTGCTTAACCTGCCGATAGATCCCTTCGAAGAAATCCTTGATCTTCTGGAATACCCCGGTGTCTTTGGTTACACCCTCTCCCATAGCCCAATGCCGATACCCTTCCGCGATGGCTTCTTCAAGCTGGGCTTCTGGGTCGAAGTTCTTGTATCGCGCGGAGATATTATACCGTTCAATCCAATTCTGGTCATGCGCTGCCCTGGCCAAGGTCAACCATTCACCCTCCGAGAACAACCCAGAACTGCGAAGCCAGTGAACAACCTCATGTCTGACAATCCCCACCTGCCCAGCTTTGGATTCAAGGGAGATGAACATCTGTTTGGTTTGGGTATTGAATAGTCCCCGAACACCATTCCCGGCAGCTTCGAACAGGAGTTTGTGAACGGTTTGGACGTCAATCCCCGGTGCCAACCGTTCCGCCTCCTGTGCCACCGCGTTGGCGATTTGGGTTTCGCGAGGGGACCATTCTGGACGGGTGTAGGCGAAGGACTCAGGACCGATTTGGGTCCAGTAGGGGCTTAGGAGATCCCTAAACCCTTGGGGATCTTCACCTAGATCAAGCTTGACCACTGACAGAGCTGACTTGGCCATCCATGCCTGCTCACCAGCCTTTTCTCTAGCCCCGGTAACGCGATAGCCAGTTAGGGTCTCGGCATTGGGGAACATAGACTTGAGCTGGCGCTTGAGATCACGGATCAACGCCGGCCCAAGGAAATTCGGATCGTACATGGAGGCTGTACCACCAGCGCGGATCATTTGTATGTAGAGTTGCTTGCCCCCTTTCTGTTCAGAGAGCTTGATTGAACCGATCTGCTTTCCAGTTTCATCGAGCATGTCAAGGTTGTAGGAGCCTCGGTTGGCATCTCGGCGTATTTCAGCTTGGTCTTCCGGTGACATCTGGTCATAATCACGACCGGTATCTTGCGCCAACTCACGGGCATTTTCCTCAACGTAGTCCTTGCGGGATAGTGTGACCTTCCGATCCCCAGCTGCTGCGTAGATCGGCTCCAGCCCAGCCGAGGCACGGATCGAGGCGACTGGGTCGGGAATGGCCGTTTTCGGCTCGGCCTCGATCTTGGCCTCGTCGATCGTGACCCCTTTGTCCCGAACCCGAATGAAGTCGTGGAGTTCCTTGGCGATGTCCGGATCAACCTTGGCTAGGTAGTCAGCTAGCGGGACTGTGACATCCGCGCCGGTGGCTTTGGCAGCCTCAAGGCTCTCAGCCAACCCAGGTATCCAGCCAAGGATGTTGTCGTCAGGAGCAGGAGGTTTGTCTCCGTACAGCTTAGCAATCGCCTCTGGGTCGATCCCGATCTCCCGGTTGCCTACCTGGCCCCGGAGGAACTGGGCAAATAGCTCTGGACTACGCTCCCTAGTCGCGGACTTGGCAGCGGCCGACAGCGACTTGTCGATCCAATCCGCGTCTTCCTTAGCTTGGAGTTCCTTGGCTTTGTCGATGAGCGGATGAAGGCCAACCGGTGGATCCTCGCCAATGCGGGACCAAGGTTCAGCAATGTCCAAGGCATGGGAGACATCGGATATGGTTTTGACCAAATGCTGGTTTTGTTCGATTATGCCCAAGGGCCCTTTGGCGCCACCACCAAACCCAGGGGTCGCGATGTCCCCACGGGTGATAGCATACTGTGCCTCCCCAGCCATCTCATCCGCGAAGCCTTTGCCGAACATGGCGCTGAGTGCATCGTGGCCCAGGTTGATCAACCCGTTGGTGGTTCGGGAGAGCGCTTCAACCCCGATCTCGCCAAGGCCCTCGGCTCGGCCGATCGGGGAGAGGACTGAGCTCAGCGCTGGATGGGACAAGGCCCATTCAACATCGTTGGGCCGAGAATAGCCTTGATAGAATTCCTGATACCCAGTTGGGCTGACCGGCTCATCACCAAACCCTTCCATGAAGGACTTGGATACAGTTTGGGAAACGGAAGTCGAATCCAACCATTGGCGAAGCCTGGACTTGCCAGTGCCTTTGTTGACCTGTTGAGTTAGTTCGTCCAGGTTGCCCAAGTCATCATTGGACACCCGCGCAGCCATTGGGTCGCCGACCAGATAGTTGGCGAGGTGTGGATTGTGTTGGATGAGATCGGACTGGAGGGCGGCTTTGTATTTCTTTTCGAAGGAGTCGACGTTGCCATAGATCGCCGACGCCGGGACCCCTGAGGAGTCACCAAGCTCGATCGCCCGGGTGGCCTGCTCTGGGTCTTCATCCATCGCACCATAGGTCAACATCTTCGCCATACGCTGGTTATCGGCGATGAAGTCGTTGACGGAATAGTCAGTGTCACTCATTCGGCGGATGGCCTTGTAGATGTGCCGGAGACGATGGACTCCTCCCCAGCGGACGCAGAGCCTTTGAAGAGTTTGTTGTATTGTTCGCGAACATAGTAATTGTGAATCATCTGAGGACTGGGCCGCATGTTATGCTGTTCCCAGTATTTGTCTTTAGTGATTCGGTCCACGTCTTCGGAAGGCACGGAGATGTTATACAACGGCTCCCCACCGAACGCGCCACCGAACCAGGTGTTAGCGGTTTGTTCTTGGATCAGGTGATTGCCGATTTCCTTGATTTCCTTGTCGTTGGGTGCACGCTTGACGTTGTCTTGGAACTGGGCCAAGGCACCTTGCAGCGCCCCGGTGAAGTTGTAGTA